CGGAAACGGTCCCAACATTGAGGGAGGCCGAGCTTTGATTGACCAGGTAGCTTACGCTTGCCCCGGCCCCGTTTATAGAATCGGCAAAAAGACCGTTATCTTGGTAGACGTGAGATGCATCAAACAGAGTGGTTGGCTGCGAGATTTTGGTACGTCCAAATAAGTCCCCGCTAAGAGAATCGTCCAGCCTGCCGACTATTTTCTGTAGCGAGCGTACTTCCGTGTCTGACCAAAGAGGTCTGTCGATCTCAGGAAAGTAATCGGGCATAAGCTCTAGATTACAGAAGCGGGGGTCGAAGTAAAGCCTAAACCCATTCGCTTAACTGGGTGATAACCCGATTAAGATTCTCTGGCGTAAGGCGATCCACATAAATTGTGGGGTTATCCGCCGGCTGGTTGTCGATCTGAACCCCGTAGATATGATCTTCTGGGAAGGCAAAGTCATCCACATAATCCAGCAACCCACGATCCTTCATCCACTTATAATAAAAATCGGCTTCTGTTCGTTCGCAGTAAGCCCCAATGCCTTCGAATCCTTGATACATTAAAACAGTAACGTCGCGCCATGTGGTCGGCCATGACGGCGGCACGGACAAAGAGGCCCTCACCAGCAGGATCATCCTGCTGGCATTTTAACAAGAGGGAATTACTTGCCTAGTCCCCGACCCTTGTTATACACCTTTCCCTTGATCATGTAACCCTTTTGCTTGGTTACGGCAAGGGAAGGAGTATGAACCGTCGGCATCTTGGCGTTTTTTTGATTTAGGTTCAGGCTTTTGATTTTCATTTTTTCCCCCTGTTGTAGTTTATGGATGTTATTCTAAGATTCGACGAAGCATTGTTTCTTGGGTTACCGTCCCGGTGATCGACATCTTTTCCGTTGAGCTTTCCTTTGCCATGCTTCCGCATCATCAAACGACGGGCGGCATTTCGCCTGGCACGGTTTCTTTTCTGCTCCGGCCGGCTGTGGTATTCGTCGTACTCGGCCTTATAGTTTCTTTTACCGAGGGGCATTTTATCTCCCCATGACTTTGTTGACGGTATCCTGAACGCGGGGTTTTCTGGCGGCAGCCCTTTCTTCCCGCATCCGGATCAAATCTTCCGGGGTCATGGGCTGTATGGGTTGCATCGGTGTAACGGTCTTTGCCGGGGTTTTTGCCGACTCCATTTTAGGCGCTTCCATTCCCTCTTCCGGGAAATTTTTTTCTGCCATCTGAGCTGCCACTTCCTGCATCTGTTCGGCAGTTGGGTTCTCCGTACCAAAAGCTTTTTTCTTCAAAGCTTCGTCGGACATGTAATTGCGGGCGTACTCCGCAAGCATGGAAAGAATATCGGCCATAAATCAGGAACGAAGTTTGGCCTCGGCCCCCAGCTTTTTAAGCATCTCCTTGACGCGCATCCGTTCTTCCGGAGTGTATTTTCGCAGTTGTGAGACGGGTGCCTGCATCTCCTTAACTTCATTTTCTTTGGCAATCTTTTCAGCCCCGAGCTTGCGGAGTTCGGCAAGAGCCCCGCCCATGTCGGCAACAGTCAAAGCCGCACCCACAGGGCCGGCAACCTTACCAAGCCCGCGAAGAACTTTTCCGGGAACTCCAGCAATCTTACCTTCCGGGGTATAAGATAAAAAGCTTTTGCCGTAGGGAGTTTCCATTGGGGCGGCTTTTGCGGCATTTTTTATTGTTTGTTCTGCGCCTTTAGAAAAGTCTTCTGAATATTTAGATGCATATTCAGATATTTTCTTCATTAAAGCATCAGTTTTTACTCCGTATTTATTTGCCAGCCTTGAGTAATCGGAAGGAATGTCAATTCCTTTACTGTATTTTAAAGCTAAATCTTCAAGTTCTTTAAAGTAAACTTCATTTGGATTTAAAAAATTATTGGGGGTTCCAGGGGGAAGTTCTATTTGCATATTATTTACCTTTCGATTTGCCAGCTGCGCTCAACGCGATGGCGATGATCTGGGCCTTGGAACGCGGCTTGCCGCCGGCTCCACGGGCCTTGCCTTGCTTCTTGTTGTCAGCGTAAAGCTCGCTGATATTTTTGGAAACGTTTTTACCTAGGGGCATGGATCTATGTTATAGGCAAGGATATTGGCGTCAAGAGCCTTTTCCCAGTCCTCCTTTCTTTTTCCAGCTTATACGTTCCGGGCCTTTCTTCTTACGAGCCGAGGCTGAACACATAGACATTGTCGGACGGCACGCCGGATAGCTGCCTTTGCTGGAGTCCGAGCGGCCGCACGGTCCGCCTGTTTTGCAGTTAACCCAGCCTTTCCCTTTGTTACGCTTGAACCATCCATGGAGGCCATACTTTTTCTCCAGTTCGAAAGCCATTATTTTTTACCCTTCCCCCAGTTGTCCGCTCCGACTTTTCGGCATTTGACCAGCGCTCCGCTGGCGTAGGCGGAAGGCCACACCCGGTATCTGGCTTTCACCTTCCGAGTGCAGGCATCGTCTGCTTTTTTCTTTCCTATTCCGGCCATGTTATTTCTCCAGGATATCCTCGACCCCGTCCTCGTCCTTGTCCTTAAACGCGCTGGGATCGCGGGTGAAAATTTTCTTTGCCAGAAGATACCGCTCCTCGGCGGTCATCTCCACCCAACCTCCCCTGCGCTCGCGGGGACGCCAGAACACAAAGATAAGGACAACCCCGGCGAAGAAAAAGACGGGCCATAACATCAGTACTTCCCTTTCCGGCTGGAGGGACTGGATTGGGTAGAGCCGCCTGGGCCAGCCCAGAGGTGCTTGCAGGCCCAGTAACGGGCGCTCAGCTTGCTCCCCGGATTGGCGCAGTTGTGGCGGGCCCGGAAGGATTTGCGCGCGGCGGTCGAATAGTTATGACCGTATCCTTTGGCCCCAAAGTGTACGAGTCGTTCTTTGCCGTTCTCGCAGGCTTTGACCATTTTCTTTTTGCCCGGGCGTGTGCTGGGCCTCGGGCGATTGCAAGGCATGCTGGCTTTTCCTAGTGGCATAAATAAAACCTATCAGGGCATCTGAACCTTCTCAAGCCCCTGCTTGGAAATACTCTCCAAAACAACCTTCTTGAGCACGGCACGCTTGATGTCGTTGACCTTTGTCTGGGCCAAAATGTAGTCGAACTCGGCGTTGTCCTTGGCGTTTTCCATGGCCGGAATGTAACGGGCCAGTTCCGCCTGGATCAACGGCCCGGCCTGCTCGACCCAGTCATACTTCTCTTCCCAGGTCAGATCACGGTTGAGGGCGAGCAGTTCGTAGGGTGACTTGTCGATCGGGATACCCTGCGAAGCCTGCACAGCAAGCTCGAGCATCGCCATTTCCCGGAGTTCCCCGGCGTTCCATGTGATGACCCGTCCGTGTTTGGCGAACATAGTAATGAGCTTATCGTGGATTGCTTGCTCGGTGGGTTCGTCGGAATTGTCGTAAGCATCGGTGTCGACTCCTACGGAGAAGAAACGTTTGGCCACCGGGAGGTTATTAGCTAACTGGCTGGATACGCGACCGCCGAGGTGATCGAGATCCGGCTTGCCGAACTTGGCCACAACGGGGAAAGACGCGGCTAGGCTCGACATAAACCCGTCCTTGGGCAACCGGCTCCTAGGAGTACCTGTGAGGCCATCGTAAATTGATTCCAAGTCACGAACAGTCGGGTAGTACGGGACGACAACGCCGGCCAGGATTCCGCTGAGGGCGGTTCCAAAACTTTGCAGGAGATCATCGGCCCCGGCGTTCGGGGGAGGTGAAATAAGGCGCATGATGTTCCGCATACCTTGGAGTGCGGTAAGGTCAACAAACCCGATGGCGGTGGCAAGACCGGCTGTAGCCATCGAGGTGGCCACGGCTTCTGCCGTGGACTTGTCGTCATATCGGAGAGCCTCCGCCATATAACCAGTAGGCAACAACACTCCGGTGAGTCCTGGAGGAAGAGCCTCAAAGCTGATGAACAAAGGACCGTCCCAAAGCTTTATACCACCCGGAGCGAAAGGTTCACCAATCTTACCAATTTGAAGACAACGTGTTTTCCCACCCATTTCAAAGTAGGCTTTTCTAGCCTGAGGATCGCGAGGCCCTTTGATGTGTATGAAGAAGAAAGGGTTTTCATCGTCATCATTTAATGCAGCCGCAACCAAAGAAGCAAGCAATGCCATAGCTGACCAACCAGTAATCATTCTTCCTTGAAGCAAATCATATTCTGGAGTTCCCGGAAGAGGTGGGGGGCGATAATATCTGGGCGCCTCAGAAGCCAGAATTCTACCAACTCCACGCATCATCCTCCAGTTGGAAATGATCGGAGTAAAAGTTAAAGCGGCGTTTGTAAGATTGGAAGACGTCCGCAAGAACTTGAATACCAACTGTGGCATCCAACTGGTACGAGCAAGAGCGTCAATCGACCCGGCAATCGCTCCAACAACTCCGTAAAAGTCATCTTGATACGAAGCCCTAAGAGCCCTTGTTCTGGCGTTTTCCTCCATCTGTTTAGTAAGCTCGTTCTGCTCCCGGTTTTGCTCCAGAATCTCTTGCTGTCTTAGAAGCGTCTGGTCGGGGTCTAAGCCAAACGTGGCTGCGTCAATGGCGGCCAAACGACCAGCACGTTCGATGGAGTCTTTAGTATAATTACGTAGAATGTTTACTTCTTCAATAAACTGTTCCTCGGAAAGAAGAGGATTTCTTTTGGCGACAAGATAAGCAGCTTCAATAATTTCGGCGTTTGGTTTAACTCCCATTTTAGTGAGTGCATCCCCAGTAGCCATTAAACGTGAAGCAAGAATATACGGTCCGAGAAAAGAGTTAAACGGATAGGCCGGAAGGTCAGCAACTTTTCCGAGTTTTCCAAAGAATTTTCCAATAAACGGTATATCTTTAAGCGGTAACGGAGGGGCGATAAATTTTGTCGGGAAAAGTTTTGCCAACGATTTTAGGGTTTCTGATTTCGGCTCCCAAGCGGCTTGCAGATTAATTTTGATCTCATTTTCGTTTATAGTGATAAATTCTTTTACCGGGTTCGCAACGAAGCTTGGAATCAAGGCCGACACGTAATCAGTCAAAGCTTCTGCCCAAGCAGGGACTTTTGGTTTGCGGACAATCAGGGTTGCGGGTTCTAATCCGCGTTTACCAGCCCGGCCTGCCTCGGCTTCACGGAGCATCGCCTCAAAAATGTTCATTCCCCCTGTCTCCTTGAGAACGGCTGAATCGGATGGGAATCTTCCAAACTTCCAGATCTGACTAGCATACTTCCGTGCCATTCCTTTGCCTTCAATGTCCTTACCCCACCAGGCATCCTTGAGGGCTTGTCGCGCCATTCTTATCCCTAAAGCTTGGAGCTTTTGCTCGGGTCCTCCAAAACGTGTTTTTATGGAAGCACTGACCCCGGCAATCCACCCATCAACTACAACACCTTCCACTGCCGACACACAGTTGACCGCCAGGGTTCCAAGACCTTGCAGATAATTTGCCGTCTGATAAGACACGGCAAGTTCCCCGAGCGACACAGGGGCGATCAGTTTGATGTACTGATAAATTTCCTCAACCTTTTCGTTGAGGATTCTGCCCTTCGGATAGCGGTCAAGGGCTTTAACCATCTCTTCAAGCTTCATCCGTTCTTCTATCCCAATCTCAGGCAGGCCGAGAGTTTGATGGATCTGGGAGTAAAGTTCGTCGTAGCGAAGTACCCCAAGGTTGACGTTTTCGCGCAGACGATCCAAAGCTGTCTTGTACTTCTTTGCCTTCTTCTCGCTCTTCTTGGCTATTTTCTCCCTCATCTTGTCGAGAGCTTCCTCGCGCTTGGTCTGGATCATTTCGGCCAAACCTTCGCTTAGGTATTTTTTGACCTCGTCCTGTTCCCTTGGGCTCAGGTTGGTTCCGTCCAACAAGGCGGCTTTGAGGTCGGCTTCGAACTGGGCAACATTTCCCTGCGACTCACGGATCAGGCGATTGATGTTGACTTTGGGACCACCGATTGTTTCCAGGCTGCGGATAACCCGGCTGAGGTTGGAAATCGTGAACGGACGACCCAGGGCTTCCTCGATCAGAGGCTCCAGACCTTCCACCTGCTCGGGCGTGTATTTCTCATCCAGGGTGGCGCGGACGTCGTTGACAAACTCAAGAACCTCGGGGTACTGCGCGATCAATTCCTTGAGCGACTGGGCCGCAGACGGCTTAACCACGTCCTCGATGGGGGCTTCCAATCCGCCTTTTTCCTTGGTCCGTCCGATCATCATCCGGCGTAACTTGGAGGCGAATTCTTTCAAGGCATCGCGTTGCTGGGGATTACGAACCCGATCGGCGTATTTGACCAGGGCCTTGGCGGTCGCCGTGGTCAGGGACATCAGGGTTCCCGGCTCATCGCTTACCTCGACGGGCGATTCGGAATCCAATTCCTTCTCGATCTGCTTGGAACGCCGTTTAGCTTCTCCACGGGTCCTGGGCAACTGAACGGCCTCCGGGGTCGGCTTGCGGCGAGTGACCTTGCCGGTTTGTAGGCCGCTAAGCTCGGCCTCTTTTTCCTCGGCGGTTTGGCGAAGCTCCTCAAGCTTGGCTTTCTGCTCGTCACGGAAGGCGGTCGCGGCCACCGAATAGGCGGCTTCGAAATGATGATTGAACACGCGGAGGACTTCTTCCTTGTTCTTGGCCTGACTAAAGAAGGGGCTGAGCAACACAACCGTGCGGAGTTTTTCTTTCTGGACGATCTCGGGGTTCTTGGCAAAGCCAAGACGGATCACCTTGAGAAGAACGTTGCTGAGCTTGTTGATCGTCGAATCATCGAAGCCAAGACCATCGCCCTCACCCTCGCCGGATGTCGGAAGCGACGCCAGGTTGGTGATGTCGCCAAAGATGTCATTTAACTCGTTGGCCGATTCCGAGTTGATGTAGTTTGCAATTTCGGAATCAAGATCGGCGATCCTGAGCTTCTCGGCTTCCGTCTGCCGGCGGATCGCCTCGATCTGGCCGAGCACATCGTTGGTCTCCTTGGCGGAGGCAAAGGCGTTGGCGGCAACCTGATCGGCTTCCTGGATCTCGTCGAAGGTTTCCTGGATGTCAGGAATGAAAGGCTTCATTCGGATCTTGGTCGCCGCTTCCAGCTGACCCTCCAGAAGTTTCAAAAACACCTGAGGGCTTTGGGCGGCAACATCCGGCCCCACCCTCCAAAGCTGGACGGCGCGGCCCGGATCAGTTCCGTAAGTCCTGGAAAGTTTTTGGACAATTTCGTCCAAGGTTGCCTGGGCGTCGACATCTCCGTCAGCCGCAAGGCGTGTGAAATACGGAACCAGGCTAAACCCGACGGAGGCCCGGCCAGGAAGATCCAGGGGAATGGAGTCGGCAAAGAACTCACTGGTGGCTTTAACAATACCCACTTTGCTGATGTAGTTACGGCCTGTCTCCAACTGTTCTTCAACCGGAACCTGGCGATAGACCAGGCTTTCCAGCATCCGCTCGCGGATTGCCGCGTTGGGGATGTAGGACATCAAAGACGCGATAAGGTTGACTCCTCCAGCACGTGTGCGGAATTTCTCTTCTTTCTCGGGGGTATCAGTGTCCGGGAAACTTGCGTAATCAGCGCGGCGTTTGGCAAACTTCTCAAACGTCGGGTCTTCAGCCTCGAGAACTGAGATGAGCTTTTTGGCGTCGGCTTCGGAGCCTTTGCGGTAAAGCTGGCCTTTGTACCGGATATTCCTCTTGGTAATGGTGCGGAACACAAACATCGAGGTCGCGTGCTTGGGGGAAGCTCCGGTTGTGTTTCCAGGGTTGATCTCACCAACAGTCACGGTGTAGACGCCCCGCATGCTGGCGGGAGCCGTGGGGTCGGGATCGCGGGGATCTGCATCCTCGGGGAGCGGGGTGGTAACGGAAACCATCGCTGCCTCGGGGATGACGTCGTCTCCGCGGGTAGCCACCAATGCTTCGGCAATCTCCATGACTTTTCTTTTGAACTCGTCGACGTACATGGACTGATTGCTCTCGCCGAGCACATCGGAAGCCGCCTGGTTGAGAAGCGTGGACTCAAACTGGGAAATCTTTTTGGTCACCTCATTTGTGACAATGCCGAGATTGAGTTCGCCCGCGTCGATAACCGGGCCGTACATATCCATCCGCACAGGTCGTCCGAGAAACTCGTTGGTCTTGCCAGAAAGAACATTGTCCAGCTGGCGCACAACCTTGAGGTCGTTGCGGTCGAGAATGTTGCTGGGGCGGTTTAAATTAATCGGTTTTCCGTCATCTGGGAAAGAAGCCCGGGCGCTCACGCCCTGGTACTTTATAATCTGGTCCAAAAGCGTCTGCTTGTTGGCGAGTTCCGCTTTCTTTGTGTCCTTTTCATCGATGGTGGCCCCGGCTTCACCGAGCATCTTCTCAACCTTGCGGAAATCCATTTCCCCGATCTCCATCTGAAGCTCGATGCTCGACATCTTGAGATACGGCAAAAAGCTCTGCGGGATACTAGGCTTGGCCTTTTTCTTCGGCACCTCGATCTTTTTGCTCTCACGGGCCCTGGCTTCTTCCAACTGTTTGATCAGATCCCGTTGCTGGCGCATCAAAGATTTTCTATCGGTATCTTCATCGGGGGAAAGATCATCTCTCTGCAAAGGCGCAAGTTGTTCGCGGATGTTTTCGATCTGTAACTCGATCTCGTTGGACGGAGAGTCCTTGTCTACCTTGATCTTAGGGGCGCGAAACTGTGCGACGATCAGGTCTTCCACCTTGATACGGTCAAACCGTTTGACCACCTCCTCCGCGTCCTTCATGTAGGAAGCGGGTAGGACCGCACTCTTGGGCCACATCTGGAACACCGAGACGGCCTGATCCATCCATTTCGACAGAGTCTTTTTGGGTTCAATATCCAGAAGCCTGAGTAATGTGCTCAATTTTTCATCGAGAATTTGTTTTTGTGCCGGAGTCAAATTGAGCGCCTGTTCGGTAATCGATCCTTTGTACGCAAGTTCCAAAAGTATTCTGGTAAGCTCTGCCCCCACCCGAACTGGATTAGATGCAAAAGTACTTTTAACCAACTTGGCTTCCCGGGTTGAAAGCTCGTTTAGGATTGTATAAATATCGGCAACCAAGTCTGCCCCCTTTGGGCCTACGGAATTACCAACGATTGAATACCACATCTGAACATCTTTGATTTCTTCACGCTTGCGACGGGTAATCGTGACGTGATCTCTCTCGTGTGAAATAACCGTTTTCAAAAACTCATCGTAGGCTTTGGGTTTTAATGTTGCTTTACGGCGGGTGGCGATCCATTGCGGATCGATGATAATTTCATCGGTAAGATTCGAAGCGCCAATGTCGTGATAAGGGGCACGATTGGTAAAACCGTACTTGAAGAAATATTCTAGTTTTTCTTTTTTGTTGGTAACAAAGGTAAACACGCCTTTGTCGTAGGCTTTGCCAAACACCCGCTTGAAATCCGCGTCGATCTCTTTGAGAACCTTGAGTTGCTCGGGCGTGGCGGTGCTGGGAATGTAGACATCCTCGGGCGCATCGGACCTGGCCTTGAGCTTGGGGTCGAGGACCGGAACCTCGATGGCCGGAGCCTTGATCGGGAACAGCGGTTCGGTTCTTTTCTTCTTGGCCGTCTCTTTGGCCTTCTTTATCTTTTGGCCTTTTTCCTTGGCGGTTAAAGGAGTTGCGCGGGCGGGCTTGGCCGCAGGAGCCTTGGCTTCCGCCACGACCTTTTCCACTTCGGCCAGTGCGCCGAAGTCGATAAAGGCTTCCTGTGCCCGGAGACTGCGGAGCAGACTTTCTTCCGCGTAACGGTCGGCTCCGTGGTTGGTTAAAAGGAAAAGGACATCAAGAGGGCTACGTGTGTTCAGCCGGTAACCGCGCATGACGGTTTGCAGAAAATCTCCGGCCTTGAGCGGGAGACCGAGAAAGATAAATGTACGGGGTTGATCGCCCTGCTTGTCGTCCAACTCGCCCCCAACTCCGGCGCTGGCCCGTGTCGCAATAACAACATCCGCTTCTCCCTTTTGAAATTGAATTGCGGACAAAGCTTTTTCGTCCTTATCGTCCCCGTAAATCTTGACGATCTTGGTTCCCGGTCTTTCAGCGAGAAGTGAAGCTTCCAACATGGAAGCGGTGGCCCTGGCGTTCTCGCCCGAGAACATCTTGCTTTTGTTAATATAGTCCACCCAAATGACAACTCTGCGTTTGCGTTTGTCCAGTTCCTTGACGGTGGCCTTGACGGCGTCGGGAATCTTGTAGCGCTCCAAAATAAACTTTTGCGCCCCCAACAAGGCTTCTCCCTTTTCGGCATCGACAATGGTCGCGTTGCCGAAACTTCCGGCAACCGCTTTGAGTTCTTCTTTAACCTCGGGGGTAAGCTTTACCGGAAGAGCCTTGAAGTTAACCCCACCCTTAAGGGAAGTCGCCTCGGACGAGTAGTCACCACGCTCGGCCCATTTTGCAACCGCAATGCTGAGGCGTCTGTCGGCTTCAATCTTATCGACACCGATCTGGGCATCAATCGCCTTGAGGGTTTTCCAGTCCCGCTTATCAAAGGCTTTTGCCTGCTTGTCCCGAAGATCGGAAAGCTGTTTCTCGTCGAACGCGACATCCGAAGGAGGTATGGGAAGATATTCTTCTGCCCGTCCGCCACGGAGCTTTTGCAATTTATAGCCGTGACGTAAAATAAATTCTTCGATATCGACTTCCGTCTTGCCGCCGTAAAGTTCCTTGCCTTCAAACATTTCACGGGCGTAAGACCCCAGATGCAGGATGGAGTCAACCGGTGTTCCGGTGGCCTTGATGACCTGGCCGGTTTTGGTACGGGCATTTATGAGATCAATCAGCTTGGCCCATTTTCCATTCTCCAGGTTTCTTGCTGTCTGGAACTCGTCCCAGATCACCAAAGTATCCTGATCCACAATCTTAGAAAGTTGTGCGAGATGTCTGCTTTCGTAGGTGGTTACGATAATTTTGTCGAAGGTGGCTTCGGTAAGAGGCTTGTAAACACCACCGCGCAACTCGATTGGTATGCCTAATTTGTTAGCGTCATCCTGAATAACATGACGGATTAAGCCCTTTCTCCAATCCGGGCGTATAACTTCTGACGGAGCAACAATAATTACTTTTTTCTTTTCCTTTATGGCAAGATCTCCGACAGACAGAAAGATCCTAGTTTTTCCACGCCCAGGTCCGAGAGCCAAGACTTTGGAGGCGGATGGCACGTTTTCTAAAGCCCACTTGGTCTGGACGACATGGAATTTTTGCCGCTCCTTGAGCTCTTTAACAATTTGAGGACCGAGGCGACGCAGGATCTTGTCGGTCGTCTTTTTGCCGTAATCAAAACCTTCCTGCTGGGCCGTTACGATGTAAGGTTTTTCTGGTACTGGCTTGCTAGAAACCGGTTCATATCCTCGTTCCTCGCGCTCCGGTCCAGGATCTGGATCGTGTTTTCCAAGCTTTGTTGGGTCACCTGGGATTTTCCGGTACTCGGTTCCTCGGGCAATTGCCCCAACACGTTTGTTGACAGCCCGTTCAAGAGCTCGGTTCGCAAGTCTAGATTTGCCTTCCTTGGTTCGAAGGTCAGCGGCTCGAATGGGCTCTGCGCGTTTACGTTCTCCGATGTTTGCACGATTTACTGCTCCTTTGATTTGGTTGTCCAGGGCGAGAAGTCTGGCCCGGTACTTATAGGCACCGTCAATTTTAGCCTGTAGGTCCTTGCCCTGGAGGGTGGTTTCATATTCTGCTTTGGCTTCGTTTATCTGTTTTTGATAGAAATTGAAGGAGTCCTGATCCAGCACCAGATCCTTTTTCTTACCGGGTGTTGCGGCGCTGATAAGGTTGATGCCTTCAAGCTGTTCGCGGATCGTCTCCAACCGCTGGTTTTGCTCCTCAAACACCGGCTTCCCGCGTTCATTGTCGCTAAGAACATTGAGTGCACGCAAAACCGCTTCCGGGGGATTGAGCGCCCGTAATTCTTTTACAAACCCGAGCTTGGCCAATTCAGTCCAGTTAAGAACCGAGGACAATCTTTCCAGATCACCCTTGTTGCGTTCGTTCTGGATTTTGTTGATGAGGTTGGCCAGAGGCAGGCGTTCTTGCGGCAAAAAGAGACCGGACTCGTCCATCTTGCGGAACTTCGAGAACGCAGGGCGAATCTCCTTCTCTGAAATAAGTCCGTCGGATTCCTGATTGACTTCTTTGGCCGCTTCAACATTTGTCTTTTCGGCGTACCTTGCATTAGCTTCGTCCAGCTTTTCCTGGACTTTTTCCTCGAAAGCAGAGGCTATGCGGTTAAGTTCGGACTTGAATTTTTTCGCGTCCAGTTTAAATGACTTTGCGTCTTTCGAGAGTTTATTCTTGTCGATCTCTCCCGGATTGGCCAAGTAATATTCAAATAGTTTTTTATCCGCCGATGTTTTAAGCCCGGCTTCAAACTCCGTCGTGGCGGCCTTAACCGCATCGATTGCAATCTGCCTTGTGGCTTCCGGTATGTTTTCCTGACTCTGTTCCAGCTCAACCTGTTTTTCGGCTTCTGAAATGTCCTGGTCAATTACCCCGGCCCGGATTGCAACCGGATTCCCGGGAAGATCGATTGCAGCTTCGGAAACAGACCCAACCTTATACTTGGCCCGCGTCAAAGCTTTTCGGCGAAGATCCCTCATGTTGGAGAAGAAAATATTCTCCAAGTCCACGGCGGCTCCGCTTTTGCCCTCCCGAACCATGAGCGTAAACTCGTCGATCGACGCTGAGATTGCTTTATCAAAGCCACCGGCTTTTTGGATGATCTCCCACTGTGGGTTGCCAAGAGAGTTTCTGGCCAGGCGATTGATCTGCTCCATGGCCGCGGCCACGGGGCCCATCACAGGCACATTATTTTCGTCAATGGCCCCAATACCTTTGAGGTAATCAAGCTCAGATTCACTCAGTTTCCCGCCTGTACCAAAAACCTGCTGGATTGCTGCCGGATCGTCCTCTAAGAAAGGATTCGGTTTGCTCTTTTGATACCTCTCATAAAGAGGCTCTCCCTCAATCGCAATTGGGAGATTAAAGTATTTTTCTTTTTCAAGAGTCTTGGGGAGCACTTTTTTACGCTTTGTACGGACGGTCTCAGTCTCGGTCTCCTGGTCAACTTCAGCAGCAATTTCATCCAAACGCTGTTGGACGCCACGCTTTACGATTTCTTCCTGGGTACTTGCAAGTGCGGCTTCTTTCTCCTGGGCCGCGGCAAGTTCCTGCTGGGCCTGCGGAAGTTGAAGGGTCGGCACCTCCAAAACCTTTCGCTTAAGCTGTTCGACTTCTTTCTTGGTCTTTTTCTTGGAGATTTCGGCCTCGGCCATCGCCTTCGGTTTCAGCAGTCTTTCTTTCTCAAGATCACGCTCTGCTTGTTTCTCAGGCTGGGTAACTCCAATCTGGGCTTGGATCGCATCCAGCCCAGCCTTTGTTCTACCCTCAACCCCATAAATTTGGTCGCGAACTTCTTCCTGTCTTTCAAAGGAAAGACCGCTGTCCTCAAGGTCGGCTTCCAGCGCCTGCCGTCTGGAGTCAAGCGGATCGGTCTTTGCAAACACTCCAAACCCACGTCCAGACTTGTCGCGAATCCCATCGATCTCGTAGGCGTTGGAACCTTCGGTTTCAACACCGGAAAGTCTTCCTTCGTCGTCTAGATAATCTAAAATCCTTTTGTTCTCAACGGTAAGAGGAAACTGAATGACGTCTTGCCCGGATTTCTTCGCGGCTTCCAGCGCGGGGATAATCTGATTTATGACGGTCTCTTCAGCCGCCTGCTCAAGACTGATCGTCTCTTTCGGTGCAGGGAGGGCAAGCTGGCCCGGAGTTACGGGAGCTACTGGTGTGACCGCCGCACCTTCCGGCGGCAGAACCTCCACGGGAACTGTTTTGGCCTCCTCGACTTTCTTCTTTACGAGAGAATCGAGAGCCGGCTTAGATGCCTTGTCGACCTGCTCCTGGGCTACCTTGGCGGTTTGAGGAAGTACGCTTTTATCAACCGAGTACTTAAGATTCACTGCGTCGAACAATGCCTTGGCCTCGTCGGTCGGGAGGGTGTTACGGAAGTTTTTGAGTTGCTGATCGCGCTGGCGGAAGGTGAAGCGAGTGTCCTGTTTGACCGAGGAAACCGTATCCTCAAACGTTTTGGTCAGATCCTTGCGGGCAAAATCCAAAACCTCGTCAACCTGGGCCTGGGTAGCCCTGCGGCCTCCGATCGAGGAAACCCCGAACATACCGAGGGACACGCCCAAAGAAGTTGCAAGATCCTCACCAAAACCTTCCTGTGGATTTTGTCCGGCAAAGATCCGGTCGATCTGGCTGGAAATGGTTTCACCGATCGTTGAGCCGGTGACAAATGCGGCGTTCTTGTACAACGGAGCCAGTTTTGGCACGGCGGAAGCCAGTGCTGTCCCGGCGATCTTGGCTCCCATTGCCCTTGTGACAAGGGCGGCTTCAGCGGCCTCGCCGAGTTTTTCGGAAACACCAAGTCCCGCAATCTTTTCAAAGGAGTTTAAAAGATTCTGCTCCCAGCTTAACGGACGAACTTCCTCTGCGGCTTCTCCGCCGCCGTAAAGAGTGTAGGTTCCAATCCGGGAAAGACGGTTGGGAACGCGGATAAGTTTGCCACCGACATTGATCGGGGTTCCTAGGGCACGAGCGGCCCCGGCACCGATACCGGCAAACCCGGCCACACTTCCGGTGGCCGATCCGGCGACCGACGGAAGGTAATAGTCTTCCATGATCGTGTCGTTGATCTTTTGAATGAGGGCACTTCTGCGTCCGACCTGATCGGGATCCTTTTCATCGTCGATAAAGATATTGTCGGTGGTGACAAGAGGAAGGGCGCTCCCAGCCTTGGCAAAGAAAACCCGGAGCGAGGATTCAGTTACGGGCTTTTCACGGTCGGCGCGGAGTTGTTTGAGATAATCCTCGGCTTCGGCTAGGTTCATCCCTGTGTTGTACTGGGTGACAAAACCTTCCAGGCCCTTTGTCCTGACAATCATCTTGGGCTTCTGGCCTTCCGGGGCAATAGATTCGCCACTGTCGAGCTTGTCGGTGTAAATGTCGCCAAATTCCAGGGCTTCCGCCGCCAACTTGGGATCGGTAATCTGCCCGATCAGATTTGTGGAGGCGGCTGAAAGTCCGGCAGCTTCCGCTTCTTCTTTATTTCTCCCAACAGCCAAATTGAAATAGTTGGTAAGCACAGAACCAACGCCACCCAAAAAGGCTTTGGTCGCGCCCAAGACATCCCCGTCATCAACGGCTTTCCTGAGATTCTGGGCGGCATTGATGGGGCCGGGTTCGGCCAGAAAGTAGTCGTAGGCTTTCTTGTACCGATCTTTCAAGTCCCCGCTCTGGATGGTGGTAAGGATCGATCCCAGAGCGCTGACGCCGACCGGATCGTCCCGAAGCTTTAAAAGATTGGAGGCAAAGTCTTCGTAACCCGTTTGCTCCTGATCCAGGGCCAAAGCCTGGTTGAACAAATCCTCGTTGGAAAATGCCGGCTCGACAGGAGCTTCTGCCTCAACCGGCTCAGCCATCAAAGTGCTGGCTTGGTTAAAAAGATCTTCTTGGGAGAATGTTTCTTGGGGAAGCGTCTCTTGTTCCGGCACTTCCGCTTTAAAAGGATCTTCCGCCATAACCCTGTCTATTTAAGCGGAACCGTATTACGAGGTCAACTTTATTCCGCTTCGGTACCAGGAAAACCGGCAGGAGTCATGGCTTCCTCCACCATATTGGGTGTCCGGGGCGAGAAGGTTGCCGCCTGCCGTTGACCCATCCGGCTCACGATACGGTTGCGAAGGGCGGTGAGGTTTATTTTGGTGGGCTGTCCGTCCTTCACATAGGTCTTGTTTCCGGCCTTGATTTGCCGGTCAACCTCGTCCAGAAGGGCCTGATTTTTGCGGTAATCGGTTGTGTCGGTCGGGGTGGGAGGAGTGGGCGAAGGTTGCTGGGGGGACGGGGCAACAGGGGCAGCCGTCGGGGCTCCAGCTTGAGCCACGCCAAGCAACGCTACATTTGAAAAATTCACTTTAGGTGCTGTGGTTGCCTGCGGTTGAACCCCTCCGGGGGTCGTGGCCGTGGCCTTTTCCCCGCGAGCAAGCTTCATAATGTCGACAATCTTAGAAAGCTGATCCTCTTCTTCCACCTTAGCGACACCGGAAGTCATCATTTTATCCCTAAACTTGTTGATGCGATCCTTGATTTCTTCGGAAATGTTATTGTTTTCGTCAAGAATTCCTGACCGGAAAGAAATAGAGCTGATATCAGGAGCGCGAAATTTTGGCGATACTGAACCGTCCTCTTGTTTAATCGTGTAGTTTGGGTTAAGAATCTGGGCGTATTCATATCCGGCCAGCTCTTTGGCAATATTCTTTAGATCATTTTCAGCCCTAAGTTTATTCTCCCTAAGCATCAAATCGTCCTGCTTTTGGATATATTCCTCAGTTCCACGTTCGCTCTCGGGTGCGGAGGCAAGAACATTAAATTCTTCCTGGATTTCCGGAGAAAGTTCTTTTGCCGTACCGATCGCCAAGAAAGATTCTCTGGCGTCCAGCTTTTTTAAATCTTTCAATTCTCTTTGTCGGAGATCCAAGGAAGAAAGTACACTGTTGATGGCATCGCGGGAACTCGGGTCCTTGATGGAGGACAAGAGATTGGCGGCTTTGGTGCGGGTATCGGCGAGCCTTTGGTTTCGGTCGGCGTATGAAAAATTCTGAAGATTGGAGATTAAATCCCCGGATTCCGTGAAAAAGTTTTCCATTTGTGGGCGGAGAAGCGCGAGCTTCTGCATCTCATTGGCCTTTTCAATCCCGGAAGCTATCTGGCTGGCCTGATTGATCATCGCGCCATAGTCCATTACTTCCGCGGTATCTTTTTGGGCTTCGGCATACCATTTTTGAAGACCGGCGTAATCGTTATTGTTCAAAAGATTGCCGAACTCGGCCAAACGCACGTTCTGGTTCTTTTTGCTGAGACGTTCCAAAAGGTCATTTTGAATGACTCTTTCTTCCTTGGCGACATCAAGGTTGTATTTTCTTTCGTTAAGATCTCTGGCCAAAGCGTCCTTGTAAAGCTCGTATTGCTGATTCTTGGCATCGTAGTCCAGTTTATCCTTGGCTTGCTGGGCTTTGTTGGCCTCCTGCAAATAATTAAACTCAAGCTGGCGTTCATTTAGACCCGCCTGCATGGCGGCAGTATCCCGGCTGGCGTTAAGCTGGGCGTACTGAAGAGCCCTGTTCGCGTTCTGTTGCTGTTCCTGTTGAAACAGCTGTTGCTTTTTGAGGTTGTCTTCCTGTAAGTCGCTCAGGATTCCGCGAACCTGGCTGACGTAATCGGGAGCGTTGGGGGTAATTGCCATAAATTAAGCTCTAGATACTTGTTGTTGCGGGGCATATCCAACCCAATAATTATTAGGGTCTCGATAGCTTCTGGGATCGGCGGGTCGGGATGCTGAATATTGCCCGGGGGTGAAGGTTTGGAAACCTCGACCCAGAACGTATTGACCCGGCAGAGGCTGGCTTTGCCAGGCATTCAAGAGGTTCGCGTTGGCAATTTGTTGATTGTACTGGGCCTGGCTCGTCAACGTGTCAAACACCTGTTGCGGACTTACCATTAGGTTGGCGACTGAAACCGGAGACGCCAGTTGCATGGCTTGCTGGGTAAGTCCAACGCTTCTTCCGAGAAGATCCGCTCCAGTTTGCTGGAGATTAAGGGCAGTAAGCCCGAAATCTCTCGCCGTCAATCCACGCCCCAAACCTCCTCCGGCAAGGCCAGTTTGTAGGTTTGTGGCGGCAGTCGATCTTGCGATTCCTTGTGCCACCGAAGAGGGAATTCGTGCGCCCAGATAATCATAAGCCAGGTTGCCCAAAGCAGCCAAACTGGGCCGGAATTGCGGAAGATAAGACTCAAAAGCCTGCCGTGTCGGGGCGTTGTATCTTTCGGCGAGACCGGCCAACTGTTCGGGCTGGTTAACTTCAGAAAGTCGTTTGGTAAAGTCTTCATACGGAACTTGTAATTCAGCCAATTTAGGAGATTCTCCACGACTGAATTCAAGGGGGCCAGCCGATGGGGCTACCGGAGTTGGCATATGCCCACCCCACTTAACTTTGGAAGTGGACGCACGGGTGGGTTTGTATTTTGCAGCTTGTGTGGAAGGTTGCATCGAGGTAAGCGTTCCAGGTGAAGTCGACTCGTAAATTGGATTACCTTGCGGCCCAAATCCGGAGATTCGAAAAGCTCCGCCAGGAGTAACACTTCCGACATCAGGTTTCGAAAACAAACCACGGGTGGACGACGGGGCCGCGGGAGCAGGAGAACCTATGCTGGAAACAAATGCCCCAAAAGAAGGAGGTTTGGGGGCAAATTGTTTGAGCACGTCTGTTAGGCTTGAGGCTGAGCTAAATAGCGACATAAATTATGCCATGTTGGGGATTTCCCCCATTGCAAACATGTCCATTTGAACTTGAGGACGTCCAATTGCGGAACCCTGCACCTCGCGGAGTTCTTCACGCAAAAGTTCGACGGCTTTGGCTTCATAAGCGGTGGCCTCCTCAATGTTGTTGTTTTCTTCTTTTTCGATGGCGATCGCCATCATTTTTAAAGCTCCAAGATTGGTCACGATCAGATCATCATCGTCGGAAACAACCGGAATAAACTTGCGCTTGGCCAGGACTGTGCAAGTGGTGCCATCTTTGTTTTCGTATCCGGGAATTGCATACCGGCGATACATGGGCAACGTTTCGTCGGGAGCCAGGATGGCGACACAAGATTCCGAGCCCGTGGATGGATCGACTGCGTAAACGCGAACCCATCCCTTGGTCGTGGTCTTGTTGATTGCGTCAACATGCCGGAACGCATTGACCGTGATGCGGGGCAATTCCGTCAAAGTCAAAGCAGGGGTAAACGTGGCTTGCCATGGATAGGCGCTGTTGGCGGCGGAGATGGCCACTTGCGTGCCGGTGGCATTTAAGACCCTCCAAACCGATCCGTTGTTGGAGACAATCCACCCGCTCAAATTCTGGTATTTCGGCTTGGAATTTTCTGTTCCGATCCAAGCGAAAACGGAGTTACCGTCCGTATTGGAGCCGGTAAAGCCGGCGATAAGCACGCTGGGATTCCCTGAGCCGGCGCTCAAGTTCAGACGCTCGCCGTCAATATACTCGCCATCTTCCTGCGTGCGGATACGGTTGTTGTAGGTGTCTGAACCGCGGAACAAAATTGTGGCGGTCGAATCCTCGACTTGGTCGGTGTATACCTTCAGATAACGCTGGTCGGGTAGATCCCGGAACATGGGGACATAGCCACGGTCGATCAAATGCTTCCAGTCTCCGGCTGGTGCAATGCCAGGGCCGTTGTCCATAAATTCATACCATTCGTTGTAAACCTGTCCGGGGGTCTGACCAAAATTATATCCGATGATCGATTCAAATTCACGGGGAAGCGTGATGCACCCGCCGTAAACGCAAACGGAATAACGACCATAGGTACCGGCATAGAGACCCTTGTTAAGCAGACGCTCTTGCGCCTCGTTGACCCTCGCCAAAAGCTGGGGGTCGGTGGCGCACATCCCGTTTTGAGTGACGCGGGCCAGCTGGCTTTTTACGGAACCGTAGGTGCGGCGGATCATGAGTATTGCCCTACGTAAACTTTATATTTGTAACCCGTCGGGGCGCTGGGGGCCGCGGGCGTCAAAAAGGAAATTTGTGTCAAGGTTGTGCCGGAATAAACATTGACCTGGTAAGTGGTGTTCGGATCACCCCACGGAGATTCCGGGGTCACCGTGTCGGGAATCAAAACCATGTCGCCCTGATTGAAGGGGACGAACTCCAGCCAGTTTCCGTTATTGTAAACCCTGATGGATTTTGGTTGACCGGCGGCGGACAACTCAAACCAAATCTTGTCCTGATTGCCGGAGGTGGGCGAGGGCTGGGTATTTCCAACTACGAATGTTTTGTACTGAAGGTCCTCGGTGATCGTCATGTAGTTCTTGACGAGCTCAAGCAGATCCTGGAGATTGCCTGGGTAGCCGGTATTGGCCGGAACGGTTCCGGGAGTCAGGGTATATTGAGCCATTGCAGAATGATATTACGAATCTGCGAATGAAGTGTCAAGGCATCAATGTCTTCCGACGTAAACCTTATACTTAAAACCGGCCGGCGCGGGGGGTGCGGACGGAGCAGTAACACCAGACGTGGTACTCCCTGACCCACTGTAGGTTATGATTCCATAACCTTGGCCGGGGTTACCCCACGGGGAGCTAACTGCGGAAGTTGACGGGGTGAGGATCATATCGCCAAATTTGAAAGGCTGAAACTCAACCCAATTGGGGTTTGAAAAGTTAAAAATCGCCACCGGCCCACCGTTGGCGTCAAGCTGAAACCATATTTTGTCGGAGGTCTCACTGATCGGTGTCGGATTCACAAGACTCTTGACATAAGATTTAAAATTGATCTTATCGTCGAAATACAAGTACGTCGACAGGAAATCGACCATTCCCTGAAACGTCGGGGGATAAGTTGTAATATCCGGTACGGGAAGGGATTTTAAGGCGAACTCGGCCATCGCTAAAGTATAAACCTCTAATAAAAATGGGTCAAGCGATTGAACCCCAAAGATTGATTGGGCACTTTGAGGAAGCCAGCCATTGCTTGGCCCCAGAACATCCGCACTTTAAACATTTACCAGCGCCCATCCGGGCTTTCCCGTCCCAAAATTGACAGTTGTTGCAAACAGCCATCCGTTGAGCGTGCTGTTCTGGAGTTACTTTTTTAAAACCTGTTTTGGCAGATTCGGTCATAGCCACAACAAAATTCTTTGCCATTTGCCCGACAGAAGGACCGGAGGGCAAATTGTTTCCGGCCGCTTCTCGCATGCGCTTTTCTTTTATCTTTAACCATTCACCGGGTTCTCCGTATAGGGCAGGATCTCGTTGGCTCATGACGTGAACAAAATTACATTTGTGAACTCACATGTCCAGTATTTAACAACAACATTTCTCTAATCGAACGTAGATAATAAGATCTCCGGGTGGAATATTGCAATCCTCAAACTCAAAGCTTACAAGAGCTTCGTTTTGGCATTCCCCTAAAAGCACTACACCAGCAGGATCGCCAATCGGCCATATTGTATCTGGAGCTTTTCCTGTGCAATATTCGGCGCAACAGCAGGGATCAACGACGCCGCAATCTGGATCTGGCCAGACTTTCGTACAACCGGGTGGGGGAGTACAATTAACTGAAAAAGTGCCGGACATATTTAAGTTCGCCACCGACCCAGGGGCACCCGGCGTGCAGGCCCCGCTAAAAGTAAGATTCGCGGTGGTAACACAACAAGGAGACCCTACTTTCGCGGTATACCATCCGGTTATTTTCCAGCAGGTCATGGGCTGGCAAGAGTAACAACCGGTTGTATCTGGGCAGCCTGAAGCCACTGGTTTCCAGCACTCTCCGCAAGGGCATGGAGCGGGAGGCGTTGGGCTGTCGCCCCATACCTCTCCCTTATCGTTGCCTATTGCCTGACAGGTTTTTGGTTCTTCTTCGCAGCATTGAACATCAGCTTTTCCTTCTCGAATACACAAACAATCCAAGGTTTCGAGCATATAATAACAATTGTCGTCTTTTGTTGGGGCATCGCAATCATAACATGTAATGCCTTCCGGGCTTATTTCAGAGCACGTTTTCGACCGGATATAGTAACAATATACTTTTTCGCACCCAGGAGTGGGCAGATATCCTGTATCCCCCTCGCAAACCTCACATTCCGGATCGTAGGTAAGCTCATCGCAAGAATTAGCCAGACCCACATCATTGCAATCACACCCGGCGTCCACGCACGCATAACAAGTCAATTTGGTTCCACAAGGAGTTTCGGTGGTCAAAACAAATCCCGGATCGCAGGTTAGTTTGGTGCTGGAAAGACCAAAATCCTCGCAGGTTTTACATTCATAACACGAAAGGGTTGGGCAATCAACACTCGCGGTTTTGTAGCAATCATTACCACCGCAAAATATTGTGGCGGAAGCTATGTCTGAATAATAATTCAAGTCGTAGTCGGTGCATATTTTTGGCGTGTAAGTGCAACAACTAAGCCCGCCACTTTCTTCGTGTACGCAAATACATTCGCTGACAGTTGCGTCCAATTTGTAGCATGGGTCGGTCGGTTCGTATGGTTCGGTGCAGGGAACACAACCCAAATCAAAACAATCTTGTTGGGCCGGAATATAGCACCCGTGACTTCCAGTTCCACCGCAAACAACCTCGCAGTCACCGACCCTTACGCACTTACCGCAGTCTCCATACAACTCAAACGCCTCGTCGTTGCACGCGGTTAAAAGATTGTAGTACCCGCAGGTTGTGCAGTCGCAGGTTGGCGGAGGCGGGGGTGGTACTTCGTCACAATCCGAACAAGGTGGGGTTGTTTCACATGAACAGCACGACCCTGACGAACCAAGGGCTACATTAACATTGTAGGCCATGGTTAAATCTCAGATGCTAATACATAAATTTGCCGCTCTTCCCCGTCGACACAGTAAGTGATCGGGGTACGACAATAAGCCGTTCCATTTGAGTCGAAACACGAAGATACAGAATCGTCCGGAACTTCTTCGGTCGACGGGGCGGCCAACCCTTGAGCCGGGGTGGCGATAGCCTCCGAAAAGAAACCCGGAGTGACTTCCTGTAGGCCACGGGCGAAAGATCCGGGCAAAACAATCCGGGTAATCTGAGGATTTCCGGCCGAACTCAGGATAGATGGCGGTGGTACCGTCGGCTCAATTACCTGGATCGCCATATCAACACTCTCCTAGGTCGCTGATGTCCTTTCGGTTTCCATGCAAACGGAACAAGCTTAAGCGTGCCGTACCTGTCCACTCCAATTTTGGTTGGAACAAATATCCGAATCTTCCGAGTCTTCCGCTGACTGTAACGCATGAATCCGAAGGTTTTACTGTCCTGACATTCAGATACCCCGGCCTCAAATTATATGGAATATCGGTGGTAATCGGATCGGTATTTCCCGTGTCGATCTGAACACTGTCCGACTGAACCGTGAAAAATGTCGGGTAATAATCCGGCCGGAATGAAAAGGTCCAGGTAAAAGACGGGGATGGGGTTGTCGCGGTAGGAGTCACATTCGGACCGTAAATATCGGAAAACCCTATATCAGCGCGAATAAGTTCTTTAATCTCGGCTGGCCTGTCAAAACTCATTCTCCTGAACTCAACTCCGCTTGTGATTTGGACAGAATTCCCGGAAGAGTCAGTATCAGCCGGATCATTTCTTGTGATCTCATAGAGTGAATTAAAACCATCTGTGCCGCAACAAAGGGCAAAACAACGTTCGTCCCCATTAAAAGTCCCAACAATCATCTTTGAGATTTGCAGCCCGGTCCATTCTCCGTCGTAACCGGCATCCAAAGCTTTTCCCTTGACGGATGCGGGTGCCAAATCAGCGCTGATTAGGGATCTATGGGCAATGTTATACCCGTCGCCAAATTGGGCGTCATACCTTTGCACCACAGGAGCGGCGGTCAAAAGGTATCGCGAATCGAAGAAAGCCGCGTTGGCATACTGGAGCCACCTGGCCGTGTCTGTATCGAGGACTCTGGCCGCTTCCATACTGTCGGAAAGAATCACCGCGGCATTTGTTTTTTCTTTCAGGGTTTGCTGGAAAGACATGACGCCGGTCTTCGAGCGGAAATACAGATCGTTGGCCGTCCCAAGCACACTTTCATGGGCAACCTCTCCTACGCCGTCGAACACAAATCGTTGCATCCCCACGGTGTTTTGCCAATTCTGTCGATCGTAAATATAAGACCGGATGGCGTTAACGGATTTTTTGGTGAACACAACAAGATCACCTTGACCGGTGGAGGTGTCGGCTCCCGGAAGAATTCCCAAAGCCGTGATCGTGTCGTCAAAAGCAAAAGCGCCACCTCCCGTCAAATAAAGAATCTCCGAAAACTGGATTTGAGCCCCTTTGTAGCTGTTTACAAGATCTCCGGCAAAAAGCTCATTTCCGCGGGCAACCCACAACCGCCCGTTGCCGTAAACCATGGGCCCACCAACCGGAATTGAAATATCCTGTTTCAACGGTCCCGGGGCCAAGAAAGAAAATTCCGCAAAAGCGGCGACCTCGGTGGCTTTATCCAGAGTAACCGTGTTTGTGGAGTCAATCGACACAATCCGTGTGTCGGGTTGGACTCCGCGTGCGGCGGAAACGAGCATACCCGGATAGAGTCCCGTCGTACTTTCAAGAGTAAGACGCAGTTTGTTAAGTGCCATAGAGCCGTTGACTTTTACGGCTGTAGGCACATCCTCAAGAATCCCGCTTGACCGGTAGGAATTGGTTCCGGAGTAAACAATGGCCGAAGACTGCCCGTCCTGAACTACCAAGTAACCGCCGGCGTTGACAAGATAAGCAAACGGTAGGTCGGGATTATTTCCACCTGAAACCGGGGTAATGTCGTTGGACACCAAAGAGGAAGCGGCGGGGTTCACCGTATACAAACGGCCCGAAACACAAAAAGCGATCACATCCCCGGTAGTGGACGGGTAATAAAGAGCCCCCTGAATTTTTCCGCCTGGGAGAGAACCGATATAACGAAATCCCGGGCGTGTTCTTGGATACCCCCCGCGAATTCTTACGTTCGTTCCCCAGGAAAACTGATCGGGGAGAATAAGGGCTGGATCGAGACTAGAATTCGCCCCGCCAATAAAGGACTGGACGGCTTCTATGACGCGATTTTGATCACGGATCACGGAAGGGCTTGTGCGCTTATTACGACAACTTTCAGCACCGAACTTCCGGCAAAGGTATAAACCGTTGCAGTATGATTTCTAAAAACAACCTTTACGGTATTGGCCGCGGAAACAACGGCTTGAATACTTACGTCGGTTATAAATCCAATAGCGGAAGGGCTTGGAGTTCCCACAAGCACCATATCCCCAACGGAAGCTCCGGTAACTGTAACATCTTGAGCGGTGGTAACCGAAGCGGCAATCGTAAACGTACCGGAGAAGGTGTGTGACCCAAAATAAACTCCAGTGATCGCTGAAGTAACCGAGCCAGAAGTTACTGCCAGTTTTTTGGCGCTCAAGACGCCGTTCACGGCCAAATTGGTTTCGCCCGCCCCGACGCCAACGGTAGACGGGGTCGTTGTGCCAATCCCAACGGCATCATCGGTTGAATAAATTCTGGTTGCGGAAGAAGCCCCCAGAACAGAAAATACTCCGCCGGAGTTTCCGGACGGATTGACAACTGTACTGGAAAATCTTGCAACTCCGTTGACGTCAAGCAGGGCGCCCGGAGTGTTGGTGTTGACGCCGACACGGTTTGCGGAAGAATCCACAAAAATAAGATTGGGAGAAGTTTGACCTTCCACCCGAACATCCGATAAAGCATCCGCATCCTCGTTTATAACAACGGAACCACGAAGATCCGAAGAAGAGGTGACACGCAATCCGCCGGAAACATGGAGTTTAGCCGCCGGGGTATTTGTTCCGACTCCGATAAAATCGGCGCTGGCATCGGTAAACAACAAATTCACATCGGTGTCGCCTTCGATACGAACATCTTTGTTGGCTCCTGCCTCATTGACGACAAGGGCACCATCAAGTGAGGTATCTCCATTAACCGTAAGGGAATTAAGGGAGCTTGCGATTGAATTTCTTCCGCTTGGAACCACTTTTTTTCCGCTGGCTACGGTCGAAGGATTAACCACCCCGTCCGCCTGCACCAAAGTAAGATCGACTCCGGTAGTTCCTGGACCAATAGCGTCAACGGAGTAATACCCGGCCTGTGAGATATAAATAATCTGGCCCACGGCCATCCAACTGTTTTGACCCACGGTAACTCCAACCACAGACCCGCCCACCAAAGGCTGAGTAAAGGAAGCACTGAGGGTTGTAAATGCGTTTATTCCATTAGTCCCATTGGTGCCATTAGTGCCGGCAAGACCCTGAGGTCCTTGCGGTCCAGCTTCGCCGACGATAAGTGTGTTGCAATCACAGCTCATTTAGTTCTCCTTATGAAATAGCTTGCAGAGCAATTTTGTACTGCGTTCCGTTGACCCGAACCACCAAATAAGTTGCGGTCGCACCTGCGGTAGCGGCAGTCAATACATTATAACTGCTCGATCCTAAAGCAATTTCTCCATCATTTTGAGCAACGGCCTCGCGCCCAATCGCAATTCCGCGATTTACCGTGGCTGACACATCGGCTTCACGACCGATACAAATGTTGTTTTCTCCGGTAGTTATTCCGTTTCCGGCCAAGTTCCCGACCGCAGTATTGGAAGAACCGGTTGCTAGATTGAGTGCGTCGGACCCAACGGCAGTGTTTGCACTGCCAGTTTGGTTATTAAAAAGAGCGTATCCACCAACCACACAATTGCCAGAACCGCTAGTGGTGTTGTTTGCCGCGTTTGACCCGACAAAAGTGTTGTAGCCCGAGGTCGTGTTATAACCTGCATAAGCCCCCAAAATCGTATTGTGATCTGAAGTTACGTTAAAATATCCGGCTGAAATTCCGACAGCGGTGTTGTAGCTTCCGGTGGTGTTTGAATAGAGGGTGTCACGCCCTGAAGCTGTATTTTGACTCCCGGTAGTGTTTGAACGAAGGGAGTCATATCCGGAAGCAACGTTGCTACCTCCAGTTGTGTTTGAAGCAAGGGCTTCATAGCCATAGGCAGTGTTGTTGCTTCCGGTGGTGTTTGAGTAAAGGGCGTCACGCCCGGAAGCAACATTTTGATTTCCGGTGGTGTTTGAGTAAAGGGCTTGATATCCGGAAGCGATGTTGTTGCTGCCGGTGGTGTTTGAGTAAAGGGCTTGATATCCGGAAGCGGTATTGCTGTTTCCAGTTGTGTTGGTTAAAAGAGCATAACGTCCAACAGCCGTGTTATTAATTCCAGTAGTATTAGATGCAAGTGAATTTGCCCCAAAAGCAGTATTGTCTGTTCCAGTTGAAACTGAAGACAAGGCATACGCACCGCCGCCTACATTTGTAGAATTTGTTGCAGGAGTAGGGCGAAGTAACCGGTATTCTATCTCATTGAAAATACCTGTAGGGGCAGGGGTGGTGTTTTCCGGACCGCACTCACAACTGCGGCCGTAGTTGTCGGGATTGGGAAAACTCATCGCAAGTAGTATGCCGGTTGGGTTTTACGAGTCAAGCTTTCAGGACTGCCCAATTGTCCCTCCACTTGGAATTTGGGTCAAGATAAACGGATTTGGTTTTCGGTAACTTTCCGGTGGGGATTATGAAAATCGCATCTTCCACGCTATGGTAAAATACAAGGACATCGCAGTCACTACGGTTATAAGTCCTCTTAACGCCGTGATTGGCCGAGGGTTTGGGCCTTACCGTGCCAAAACCAGGACCCTTTACGGCCAGGAACTTAAACTTATTTCTGCGGTGATCCTCACTACCCGAGGTGCATTTGACCTGGACGCGGCTCAACTTCCCCTTCCAGTCCACAACCAGGTCGTAGCCGTCGTCATAAATAGGCAGGCTGACCAAAAACCCGTGTTCCAGGAGTTTGGCCGAAACCTTCTGTACGCCTATGGCACCTAGTCGAATACTCATAACCACCTCTTGGCAAGCATTGTATCAAGGGGCCGACGCTTGCGATAGACCCCATCCCCCTCCCGGCTCCCGTCGTCATTGGTGTTGCCTTCGATGGTCACCACCATCTTGCCTTCTAGCTTTTCCACCAAACCCGTGTGAGCCACGCGGCCAAGGTTTGAAAAATAAATCCCAAAGGCATCGGACGGGCCCGGCCTCGTTCCGCGGCCTCGGTTCCAGTCCGGAGCTTTAACGAAATCGGGGCTCCAAGCAGAACGCGGGTAGGGGTTCTTTTCTTCGCCGAACGCTTCATCGCCTACATATACCACCCATGCCGCGCACCAGGGAGCCTTGCTCCCGGCTAGTCCGACCGATGCGAGGATTTTGTCCACCATGGGCCCGGCGTTTCGCCCGACCTCTCGCCATCCGATGGTTCCGCGAGCCACGCGAATAACTTCCGCAACTCTTCCTTCTCGCGTAGCTGGGACTCCCTCAGTAGCTCGGGCTCCGGAACCCAACACAAGTAAAGATGCCATAACCAGCGCATAAATCACCCGCATAAAATGGCAAAGGCCAGAACCAGGCCAAGGAATAAACCGACAAGGATCTTGGCCCGGGCTTCACCGCTGATGTTTGACCAGTCCTCCAAAAGAGTTTGGGAGTCGACGTAGTCGTTGAGAAACTTAAACTCAATGGCAATGATTCCCCAGGCCAGGGACACGGCGGCAAGCAACTTGACCGCTCCAAAAATGATGACGTGTAGGGCCCCGACGTCGACCACCCCGGCCCCTGGGTCAATTTTGTGGAGCAGGGGGCCAAGAATAAGGAATAAGCCCACCCCGCAGAGGAGAGCCGTAAGTCCCTGGGCGTTATCCCAAAGCCACCTTTTCACTTAAAGAAGTTTAAGAAAGGGAAAGAAATTACGCAAGGCTAAAAATGCAGGTAAAAGAAGCATCCCGCCAATCCCGATCAAACGCCATTTCCAAAGCAGACCCACGGCTTTGCTGTACTTGTGCTCAAGATACTCCAACCGCTCGGCCATCTCGGAACGTTCCTTGAAGTTCTTGTCCACCTGGGCCTGGAGTTTTAGGATCTGATCCTTGGTGTTGTCTAGTTCATCAGCCACGGGCCGGCACTCCGGGATGGAACGGGCAATGGCCTGAGCCTTCAATACGGATTGCGTCGTTGCTTCTAGGGTTAGGGAGCCGGAGGACGTGGTTCTGGTGCTGGCGCAGGAGGTCAGTAAAATGCAAATAAATATAAAACTAATAAATTGCATATTTTGTGTTTAAATATTCTTCAATTTTTTGAATATTTTCTTCGGAAATCAAATTGTCGTAAATAATAATTTCACTTACGTAAACATTTGCCGGCTGACCCTCTCCTCCATCATTACCAATATACAGGGCTGACCTTGAGTAAAAACCCTCTCCATTAGACCCAGCAATAATCTCTGACCCATTTTTTCTAAAAGAATAAGTTGATCCTTCATCCGATAAGGATGCTATGATTGCCGGTGTGTTTTCTGAAAGAGTATCTCCACTTGATATTTCTGTGTTAAAATATGATCCCCAATCAGTTCCTGAAATCGCACTATAAAATCCGCCTCCTGTGCATTCAACGATTACGGCATATTGTGAAGGTTCATAGGCTAAACCTTTAACAACTGCGTATATTGTTTTTGCAGTCACAATGTCGGTTCCGTCGAGTCTTCCTCCGTCAAACAATACGGCTGGGAGTCCGTTAATTATGTTTGAGTGAAAAGTTGGGCTTGTAGTTACTGCAACAACGTCATTCCCTACCTGACTTTGATCGGCCCAATAAGTGACATTTGACCCTGAAAAGGTAATGCCTTCATCAGCTTTGAGCCAAAGACTCAAACCAGCAATGGTGTTTGGGTCAAAAGGGGCAGCCGAAATTTTGGCGGTCGGCAACCCCAAGCCTAGGCCGAGTTTCGGCATGGCGAGTTAAGCCTTGTAAGCGACGATGATTCCGCCACTAGCAACTTCAGCAGCAACAAAAGGTCCGTACAAAATAGTTCCTGCGGGAACTGTTGCTCCGTTGTCCACTAGCGGGAAAAAAGGTGAGGCTAATCCAGTTCCTTCGGTAGTATCTAACGTGACAAAAACACAGTCAGTCAGGCATTGAACTGCCGCATAATTTCCTGCAGGAACCGCACCTCCGTCAAAAACACACGCGCAACCACGCTGGCCAAGGGACACAAGCGCGGCGTCGGTTTCCTGGGTTACAGACGGAGTAAGATTTTCGTCATTCCATGCCATAGGTCTTTAGTGTGCAGTATTGGTTTTTGTTGTCAAGTCTATCCGAGTGCAATAATGTCGGCTGGTATAGCTGTTTTCTTAAGCTTTTCCCCGACAGACCCTGCGGTGCTGGAAGCTGACGAAAGAGCGTAGTCCCAGACATTGGCCTGGGTTAGGACGGCGGTGCCGACGGTGTTGTCCACCGCCACGCCTGCGGCCACGGAGTTTGCGGCTGGGACGGAACAGGTGCCGGTAAGATTGCCGGCGTTGTAAGTAACCCCGGAGCGGACATTGTTGACAGTCGGCATTAGGCCGGAAGCATTCCCGTCGACGAGTGTTTTGGTCCCAGCGGCTGAAGTATAAAATCTTGTCGTGTTTGTCGAATCGTCGATCAGCTGGAACACTCCTGGTCCGCTTATGGGGGTATTTCCACGAGCCCCGAACTCAAGTTTCTTAAATCGAATAATCGGGTTTACGTTCTGAGCATTAGCCGCATAGGTAAAACCGTTTATACCAACAGAACCTGGACCAAAATCGTTTCCAACAAGTTTATCTGCTATTAAAGTGGCCGTAGAAGAAGCACTATAACCATGGGCACCAGATCCAATACCTGCGGTAATCGTACCGTTAACCGTAATCACTGAACTAACCTCGTTAGAGATCCCAACACCAGCTGTTCCAGAGCCGCCAACAACATTACCATTTATAGTTGCTGGTGAGTTATTGTTCGAACGATAAGCTATAGAATTACTTCCTCCTCCCCCGGTTAAATTGCCATTTATAAGAATTACTTGTCCGGAATTACCAGACCAAAAAACATAATTAGTAGTTGTCGAGTTGCCGCCAATAATATCTCCTGTCTGAGTATACTTAGAGCCACCCCCAACAAGATAAACGGCTCCGCTTTGCGTAGCCACCCCAGAAGTAGGCCCGTAAAGATTTCCGTTAACAACCAATAACCCACCAGCCCTGTGCAAAATAGCCGCCTCGCTTTGAGATCCTCCTGCTCCGGTGGAAGCTGCGTAAACATTTCCATTAACAGTTATGGTTGCCCCACCATTTATGTCGATTGCTCGGTTTACCAGTGTTCCCGTCACATTACCTGTGATGGTACAAGGGATGGAATTTGTATTGTGGTAATATGCTGGGTTACCGAAACCACCTACCCCAGAAGCCCCTCCTGTAAGATTACAATTTATAATTGTGGAAGAAGGTGCGATAGATGCTCCAGTAGGACTCCAACCAACAGATAATGCTGCAGTACTACCACTTGTGGAGGTCCCGCCAATCAAAGCTGAACCACTATTAATTTGAGTAAATGTTGGGATATTATTAGAATTAAATAAACTTATTCCGTTACAACTGTTTCCACCAGTTCCTCCACGAACTGTCCCAGTCACATATAAGGAGCCACCAGCATGTCGTACCCCTTCGGAATTAGTTACGCTTCCACCAGTTATATTCCCGTTAATTGTGACCGTGGGGTAATCGGAAAGACTGGACGATACGAAAGAATAAGTCCCCATCGTAAATGTGGAGTTGGCATTTGTGCCTGCCGTTACCGCTCCGTTTAAGGTAAAGTTAACTGTTCCAGCAACAATGGTCACAACTGACCCGTTGGCCGCTGAGATAACATTTGCGTTAACGACTCGTGTTCCGGAAGTCTGGCTTTGGAAAGTCCCTCCTGCCGTGATTGCGGGACTGCCGACCGCGGCGTTACGTAAACTGATCACCGTAACATTTTGATCAATGGTTACGGTTCTGTTATTGGCGTAAACATCGTCAGCGGATGTGGGCAGTGTTCCACCGTCCCATGTGGCGGTGCTAGACCAATTTCCGTTGGCAACGGCGTAACGAATGGCCATATTAGGTCTTCGTCAGGCTGGTGAGATTTCCGCTTCCGTCGTACCCGAGCGTAAGCGTGGCGACCGTGGTTCCGCTGGAACCTCCGGTTTTGTAGGTCACCGTGGACAAGTTTCCGGAACCGTCGTAGCCGAGAGCCCGGTAATCATGAGTGGGAATGTCCCACCCGGGAATGTTTACCGTCGCCTCAACCGGGCTTGCCCGTAACTCGGTATCGGTAAGACCTCCGCCTCCTCCACCCCCACTACCGCCGCTTTGAAATACAGGCATATTATCCCTCTAGTGCTACGAAAGGTTCGCCGGCTGTGTTGCAGAAAATATGAATTGCCTCAACCGGAACCGCGCCATCCTCGAACACCACGCCGCCGCCGTTTGCGCTTATGCAGATCCCAGTTGTATCGGTAGGCGAATAGCCGATACCGACATACATCGAATCAGTAGCGGATAGGTTTTGAACCAGAAGAAAATTACGGTCCGGACTGGCAGGCACAATCTCCTGGCTTACTCCAGCCGAAGTGATTGTTCCCGAGTTATTGGTAAAACTTGTGTTCCGAAAGCCCATAGGACTTACCTAGGATGCCGGAACCCGATACAAAATCAAGAACTTTGTCCGAAAAGCTTATGCCAGATGGTTTGGCCTACCGTGGTGATGGCGAGCGTAATAACGGCCACAATTCCGTAACCACGGTTAATATGACCCTCAACGTTCTGAATACGGTTCTCCTGGCTGGAAATCGAATCTACCAGAATATCCAGCTTGGACTCCATGCGGGCAGTCCTGTCTAGAAGCTCATAGATCACGTCATTTTGATCCATAAACTTCCTCCAGCATGGGGATAAGGTGCTTCTTCATCTTACTTGCAGTATAACCCTTTACCCCCAGTAAAGGCAAGAATAGTTCGAAGCAGAGTTCGAACGACTCCCGCTCGAAGCAGGCTTTTGGCCTGCCGGCTTTCTTCCCGGCCCTCAGGTCTTGGAGATCGTTCCAAGCCTGGCGAACCACGGCCAGGAGCAAACGGTCCACGGCTAATTAGGCTTCTTCGGCCATTCCTTTTTCAACGGCCTCAACCATGCCCATTTCCTCGCCGCCTTCTTCAGCCTCGACTTCTTCGGCTTCTTCAGCCCCGGAAACGCCGATACCTTCGACTGCGGTTAGATACATGGTGGGACCTTTGAAGTAGCCGCTAGCCATAAAATCAAAGGGTTTGCCTTCGGCAACACCCTCCGGGGGTGTGAAACCTTCGGGAACAGGAAAAGAGATATTGTCCATAAAAACCTTTCAGTAAAGATCCCCCCAGGGGATAAACCCTGGGGGGATCGATTCGATTAAGCGTTAACGTTGTTGATCAGTGTGACAAGTTCGTTGACCTTTTCAGCCAGTGACTTGAAGTTGTTATTCAAGGTCGTTTGGTTGAAGGCCGCGCCCACGTCAGAGATGGTGTTGCTGGCCGTGCCAGTGGCAGCGGTCAAGGCAACAACATTGGTCCACGTCCCGCCATTGGCAAGAACGTTACGGACCTGAGCGGCGAGAACATTGTCCTGCGTCGCTACTTGAAGAGGGAAACTCATTTAGAGTACTCCTTTCTTCAATTAGCTAACGTAGTCGAGGCTGATCGCGGACCGCTTGTGCAGGATGGCATAACCATACTGCGGGAAGACGGGACGCGCACCGTTGGCCAGAACGCCACGGAAGTAACCAACGTTACCATCCGGGTTGCTCTGACGGTCAAGGATATTGACCCATTTGAACTCACCCCGGTAATTCTGGGGGTTGAAGCTCATCTTGTTGGCGGTGTTGACCGGACCAGGAACCACCGAACGGAACACATCCTGATGGTAGATGTAGCTCAGCTCATAGGCCGCAGTCTCGTACTCGCTGTTGATGTTGTAGGCCGTACCCTTGGTCGTGGTTTCCTTCTTGAACGGATACACACGGATGAGCTTGTCATTCGTGGTGTCGTACACGCGGAACCGCGGGGGATACGGATCGATGGCGTGATAAAAGCCACCGTAGCTGCGCTCGATACCGAGCGGGGTCAGCAGTTCATTGGGCTTCGCATAGCGGAAGTCCTGACGGATGTCGGCGTTGAGCCGGATCAGGGACTCGCTGGTCTCAGCACCGCAGATCAGCATGAACACCGGAGCACCGTTCTCACGGCCCATGGCGTTCGTTCCCGCGCCGTCGCGGACGAGCTTCATGTAGAGCCGCTTGAGGATGCCCTGAGTCAGCTGACTCTGAGGCAGGTTAGCCGCAGTGATCGCGCCGGAAGCGGCAGTGCCGACTCCGGTGGTAACTGCGTCATAGATGACCTTCGCGTCGGCGGAGCTTGCGCTCGTGGAGGCAACGATCGAGGAGGTGCTGGGGTAAACCAGGTTTCCTTCGTCCGCAACCTGCGCCGTGTACTGATTCCGGTAGCGATCCTGCCAGATGAGCGAGGTCGACTCGGTCAGCACGTCCATGATGTTAGCCAGCTGCTCGCGACGCTTAACCGCGAAGCGCAAGTCTTCGAGGGCAACGTCGGGGGACTCCAAGGAGGCCCACTCGAGGCTGTACTGGCGGAGCTTCTGGCCGAACGTCACGCCGTTAAGAGCGGCGGGAAGAACGTTACCGGCAGACGACGTGGACTGCACCGGAGGGGTGGAGCCACCAGAGAGCGTCTGGGTATAGGCGTTGAAGCCGGTGTAGGTCTGATCAACCGGGTTGGAACCCAGTTTGCGCCAGCCCGAGCCGGCATCAGCCACGATTTCGTTTTCGGCATAACCGTTGGTATTGCCGACGCCCGCGAGAGTCCGGGACGGGTAGAACCGCTCGAAAGTAACCGAGCTGATCACGTCGCCCATCTCCTCGGGGAACTGTTCTTGCTTGGTCAGTTTGAGCCAAGCGGAAGTGTCGATCGTCCGGCGATAAATCTCCGGTCCGATACGGCCAGCTTCCTTCACGAGCAACTGCTCGATGGAGTAAGTAGTAGCCATTTTAGTTAGTTATCCTTTCATCCATCCCCCGCTCGCGCAAGGGATGTTATGATTTGCGGCAGTAGCGTTAGCTCCACTCGGAGCTATTCGCTCTTACCACACTTCAAAACCATTCCCTGGCGGCATCCCAGAGCTTTTAATGCCCGAATTGTGACCATTTCAATTTTTATAGGTCATGTTCGACAAGGGTCTCAGTCTTTATACCTGTGCCGAACAAATCAAAAGTATCAACCGGCTTGAACGTGTCAATACCTTTTACAAACTATTTTTTGCTCATTCCCCGTTCCAAAGCTTCGAGGAAGCCCAGGTCAGAGGCGATCTCAGGTGCGCTTCCGCTTTCCGATCCGGAAGATGGGAGGGTTGCGCGAAGTTCTTTAGCTGTCTTCTCAAGCTCGTTAATACGGGACTGAGTCTTGGAAACATAGTCCTGAAACACCTGCATGACTACTGGCATTGCGGCGGCGTTAAAGGTAAGCCGGGCTTTAGACCTAGGGTCAAGCTCGGTGTTCTCAATTTCCAAAGCCTTAGACTGGATAGAATTAAGGGTGTTATTCCAAGCTTCGTTGTCCTCAATAGGACGTAGAAGCGGATTCTCTTGCTGGAGCGCATCCCATTCCGCCTTATAAGCTGAAGAAATTTCTTCCTGACTGCGTTTTTGAAATGCCTCCATTTCAGACTTTTCTTCATTCTCAAGCATCTCCAAGACTGTTTTGACGTCTTTGGTAAGGACATCACGACGCTCAAAAACCTTCTGGAGTTCTTCAGCTTTGTTTCGTACCGCCAAAGAATCCACCGGATCAAAGGCAGAGGTGGCTTCCTTCAGCAGAGCCCGACGCTTCGCGGCGTCCGGTTCGACCATGGCCGAATAAATAAGCCGGGGGTCAGCCTCATAAAGTTTGGCAATTTCCGCCACTTCTTTTTGAATGACCGAGAGGGGTTCCGTAACAGCTTGTTTGTATTCACGGGTCGCCTCTAACCGTGAAAACCGTAACTCCTGTTCATACTCATCCCTCTCTGACTTTAAGGCGTCAAGTTGGGCCTTAAGATCAATCTGCTCAGTGGAGTTTACCGGGGCTTCTGCTGTTTTGGTTTCCAACTCTTTGATCTTAGCCCGGGCATCGCGCAAATCTTTGGTAAGCCTGGCCCATGCTGTTTGAGCCTCCGGCTTTAGGTTTTCAGGGGTTTTGACGTCCAACTCCTCCGAGGAAGCTTTGGTTTTGGAGGTTTCTTCCTGGCCAGTAAGCCTTTTGGTTAGAACATCCAAGGGGTTGGTATTTTCAACCGAGTTCGTTTTATCGACCACCGCTTCTTTAGCGGTCTCAACGGCTTTAACAGGTTCCGGTGTGGCCTGGACCGGGGCAGTTACAGGGGCTTCTTGAGGCCCACGATCAATCGCGTCAATCCCTGCATCCAGGGCATCGGCTAAACTCAGATCGGCGGTTGGGGTTGCAGTAGCAGTGTTACTCATGGTTTGTATTCCTTATTCTTGGTTTGGTTGGGTTTTGTTTTCCCATGGGGCCGGAAGATCTTCCGGCGCACTGGGGTCTTCTGAAAGAGTTCCTAGCAAACGGATGGCTTCGTAAAACCCTTCTCGGCGGGTATTGAGGCTCGCGTTCCAGTCGACAAAATCAACTCCAGGTGGTGGCATTACTGCGGTGGGTGTTCCCAAAAAACCAAGTACGTTTTTTAAAGCTTGCCCAGCTTCGGACTTGTAAAAGGCTTTCCAAGCCAGCCTTAAATCTTCTCTTTGATTCCAGTCTTTTAATGTCATGCAGTGGGTGCGTTCGGTGTCTCAAACGCGGAACGCAGACTAGCTGCGGTCGCGGCGTCTTGTAAAGCTAATTTTTGCTTTAGCTCGAGCTCCTTAAATTTCGCATCCATAGCGGCTTTTTCCTGCTTCAACTGCATGTCGAGTTGATGCTCTTGCATCTTCATTTGCATCTGCGGAGAAATGGGTTGAACTGCTCCCTGTTCCATTGCGGCCTGTTGCTGGGCTTCAGCCGCCGCCCGAATATCTTGTTCGACGTCGCGTTGCAAATTAACGACTGCTTCACGGAGAAGATTCATGGCAAGATTGGCTTGGCTAATCTCAGCTTGTTTCGTTTTATCTCCAGCAATTCGGGTCAAATGGTCGTTGCAATGCTCGTAAATCATCGTCAGGTACATCATGGTTCCCTGTTTGTCCTGCACCTGATTGGTTTGCGTTGCCTGGACAAGGGGCTGGGTTTCGCGCAAATGAACGCCGAGATGAATTGCGTGGTTCTCGTTTGGCATCACCGTGACCATTTTGCCGGCCTGCATGGAGCCGTTTTCAAGTTCAGCAATTTTGGCGTCCACAGGAACGCGGTTCTTAACATTTGGGTTGGGTAAATATCTGTCTACCTGGTCGTATCCGACCCGGGCGGCGACGCGATCGCGGATAGCGTTTACCTGGCCGAGTTCATCAAAGCGAGGTAGCAACTGCATGAATTCATTAAACGCCGTCAAACGTGCCGCCGGAGACCCAAGACCAATGGCCCTCACCGGGTCCACATCGTAAACTTCCTTAACAGCCTGCCACGGAACTCCACGTTCTTCCAGGCGCTGGCGGAACTTCTTGGCTTCGGCGGCTCCTTGCTCTCCGGCAATCCAGGAATCCCTTTGCAACCGGCGAAACTGTTCTCGGAGGAGACGTCCCCACGGGACATAAAACAAGTTCAGGGAGTTGGCGCTAAGAACTCCTTCATTTGCAATCTGCGCTTCAACTTCGGTGGCAGTCCGAGGATTGCCCGTAGGAGCATTCATTTGGGTGCGATACGAACCGGTATTGCTTTGGCGAACCATTGCCATTTCGTTAACAATCGGCATGACGCCAGCAGCCAAGTTGGGGTAATCAGTTTTTACTACCTGGAGGCCGGGCGGGAGAAATGAAAGGGGGCCAGAATAAGCCATCGTCATCCGGGAGATGTCTTCAGCCGACTGAGGCTGAAGAAGGACCGAAGTCTGCAACATGGCCCCATCGGCCATGGCGCAACGCAAACGGTTAGTCATCTGGATATGGGGGAAAATCTTGTACCCGAGACCGCGGATGGAATGATAAAGACCATTACCAATTCCGTAGGTAAAGATATGGAACGCTTCAGAGGCAGTTTTAAAACGGTGAAGTTTCTTGAAAAGAAAATCTCCCACTCCGTCACGACGACCGATGGCGTGGGAATAAGATCCGTCAAACTCCCGGACGTAGTAATGGATTACGTGAACCTCGCGGCTACGAACATGGGAAAAATAAAGATCGTTGCTTTTAATTTCCCTTTGCAGCTCTTCCCAATTAAAGGTGTCGACCGGCATCGTGGTGGTAGCATCGCGAATGGCTTGCTTAACTGCGTCAACATTCCAGCCAGCCTCTTTCGCCGCTTTTTCATTCTCGATGTACTTGTAAAGTTCGTGGGTTAGATAAATGCGCCGGACGCAGGCAATCTCAACTTTGTCCTCGGTGGCGGGAGTTCCGCGAGGGATTAGAAAGTCACCGATCGGGCAAATGTTCCACTGCCAGTTCCGTTCGTCTTCAAAGAAAGCCACCGCCAAGCCCTGGGCAATGAAGTAGTAAGAAAGCAACTGTTGCCGAAAATAGAAACTCGGCCAGTCTTTTGTCAACAAACGGTGGAACTCTTCTGAAATAATGGCGGCGTATTCTTCGCGCTGGCTTTCGTCGCCAAATTTGGTTTTGACGCTGACCAAGCGATCCACTGAGGTAACCAGATCGTTGTAAGCGGAAAGAGCTTTTTCCAGGTCGGCGCTGGCTTCTCCAAAATTCAAATTGGCCCTATAACCTTGACCCATTCGGCGCAAAACAACAGGATCATATGGAGCCGCACCATCAAACATATCCATGATACGGGTGCGATCCTTGGACGACTGTTCGTCGGCCAGGTAAAGATTTTGATAAAGCCCGTAAAGTCCGGCATGATTTGTAATCCGGGTTTTGGGAGCTTTGCCGCTTTTGTCCAGAGTCAAAAGCCCGTCAGCATCTCCGGTGGCGGGGTTTAGGTAGAGTTTTTCGTCCACAAGTCCATCCAGTATGGATAAATGCCTCTGCCCTGTCAATCAGGATTTACTGGGATAGGAAGGCGTTGGCCGAATGAACGGAATCCAGTTTTCTTGCCTGGTCGATCCAGGACGACCTCATTTTGCCCCCAACCATAGAACCAGCCTGAATCCCCAACCGTTGACGGGCCAAATCCAAGCCCAGAAAAAAAGCATCCGCCAAGTCGGGAGACCGGCCCAATCTCAGCTTATAATCGCGTTTTGGCTCTACAGTGACCTTGCCCCCAGAAGTAGTCATGTACTTACGCCCGGTCATCTCCTTGGCTAAGTCAGGAAGTACGCCCTTTAGTTGGTTAGCCCGCATATACTCGACCCCGGAAAACCATAATTCGGTCACACGATTAGTGTACTTGTCGGTCCCCTTGATGGGATTGGTTATGCTGACAGGTAAATTTGACGCTTTCTCGCCAAACTTGATTCGCAATATCCGTTGCGACCAAATTTCCGAAAGAATATCGCAAAACGGGTCACCGGCACCAGTGGCGTCGATTGCCACCCGTTCCGGCGGAACCCCGTTCTCCTGGCAAATTCGCATGACTTCCCGGGCAATCTGAAAGTTTCTTGGCTCCGGTTTGGTGACATCCTCCCGCAAATAATGAAACCTATGTAGGCAGACAGACGGCCCGGCTTCTTCACTTTGCCCGTACTTAAGAATGGCTAATACTGACCGATCGCCACCGTTGGTGAAGGCCGGATCGAACCCAGCCAGAAACAAAGGTTGGCCTACCCATCTAGGCTCTTTGGCCACATCGTACTTCCTAAAGTCGGCTTCCGAGTAAATACCTTCCTCCGCCCCAACCGGAGCTGGGAATGATCGGATGAACCGCCAGAAGGACAGGGAATTTTCGCCCTCGTTCTCAATGGCGTATTTGACCTGCTTGGAGGTCAACAAAAAGGGCCACTTGTCATTGTGCTCGATGTTCGGAGTCTTGAGTCCGTCCAGGTGGATGCACTTGCCGAGTTTTGTGTCCCACTCTTCCGAATCGACGGTGACCGAATTCCACCCGTCCTTGGGGGTGGAGAAAACACCGAACGGATCGTACTGGGAATTAAAGTTACCGAGTGCGACGCATTGAAAATACGGGTTGGCGTTAAGATTGTTAATCGCCTCAAAAACAGAGTTTGTCACGTCGGTCGCCTCGTCAATGATCAGAAGAACCCGTTTGTTTTTCAAGCCGATCAGTTTCGCCGTGGCTTCCTTTTCCTTGTCGGGGCTGGAAGGAACCAGGGTGATCGAGGATCGATCGCTGGCTTCTCCCGCTTCGTCCGGGTTAAGAACGATCTTACCCATCGAGTCGATCAGCTTGCCCGGCAGACCCGGAACCTGCATGTACCGCTCACGAATGGAGCCCCATAAACGCTTCCTTGCTTCTCGGACGGATGTGGTTGTTACCAGGACGAGGGTCTCGTGCGGGGCGCAGAGCCAATTGACCAAACCCCACATGGCCAGGGTTGAAGTCTTGGCCGACGACTTTGGGCCGGATATGGCCAGGTAATTGTGCTCGCACGCCCGCTCGATCATCCAGTCTGCCCAAGGATGCCAGTTGAATCCGTTCTTGTTTTTCTTGGCGTGGTATGGCCACAGAATGTTGACCGCGTTTTTAAAATGCTGGGCCTTGCCCAACCCTCCGTCCTCGGGGCGCAATCCCCACTTGAAGGAGAGCAATTCAATGTCGAGATCGCTGGCCCCGTCGGGCCAGGACTTTCCATATTTCTCAATAGGCAAGCGGCCACTCTGCATAATGACTTGACAGTTGTCAATTTAAGTTCAGTCTGGCCCGACGCTTGGGAACACATATGAACCGTGAACAGCTGTCAAAAAGGAAAGGTTGGGGAGCGTGAGTGGCGCGACGTCCTCAAGGAAAAAGGCTTCGAAGCCCGCAGGGGCCGCCAGTTCTCAGGTAGCCCGGAAAGCCCGGACGTGGTCTCCAACCTCCCGTTCCATTTTGAGGTCAAGCGGGTTGAGGCCCTCAACATTGATAAAGCTATGGAACAGGCCCAACGAGATTGTGGCAAGCAAGTGCCTGTCGTGGCCCATCGAAAAAACAAGCGCCCGTGGCTTGTTACGATGCTTGCGGAAGATTGGTTGGCGCTAGTCCGTGAAAAACACTCCGACGCCTGTAGTTCTGCACCCGTGGCAGGAGAAAGCGAAGAGCACTTTACTTCAGGCGCTTCGGAACCACTCGATCGCTCTCGATTGTTCTGACACCGGAACGGGCAAGACCGTAACGGCCTGCTCCGTCGCCAAGGATCTTGGCCTTCCGTTTGCGATCATTGCCCCAAAGATTGTTCTGCCAGCGTGGAGGGAGTGGTGTAGCACATTTGGACTACAACCTGAATTTGTCCTAAACTACGAAAAGCTCAGGACCGGCAAAACTCAATTCCTCAAAAAACTGGGCAATAAGCAATGGGAATGGACCAATGCTTCAAAGGACTTTTTGTTTATCTTCGACGAGGTCCACCGGTGCAAGAGCTACAAGTCCCAGAACGGAGCCATGCTCGAAGCGGCCCGTCCGTCCAAAATCCTAATGCTGTCGGCAACCGCCGCGGGAAGTCCCCTCGACATGCGGTTCACCGGAAGGCTCCTGGGGCTCCACAACGGCGTCAACTTCTTCAGCTGGCTCCACAAAAACGGTGTGCTCAAAGCCCCTTGGGGAGGATTCATTTTCCGAGGGGGAAAGAAAGTGCTCGTGGACATCCATTCAAAAATCTTCCCAGAGAAGGGTGTCCGGGTAAAGATAGACGAGCTTGGAGACGCTTTCCCATCCAACCAGGTCAACGCCCAGACTTTCGACATCTCGCCGAGGATCGGGGAACTTTATGAGGAGGTCGAAAAAGAAATAGCAGAGTTGAAAAGCAAGGCTTTGAGGGATCGAGACCCGGAAAGCCCGCTTACCAAGCGCCTTCGTATGCGCCAGGAAATCGAGCTTTTGCGGGTCCCGGTCATGGTGGAGATGGCCGAGGAGTTCATCTCCGAGGGGAAAAGCGTGGTGTGCTTCGTCAACTTCAGGCAGACACTGGACGCGTTGATGGAAAAGATGGAGAAGTACCAACCAATATACATTGCCGGCGACCAGTCGGAAACTGACCGACAGGATGCGGTCAATGCCTTTCAATCCAACGCCCATTATTTTCTGGTTTGCCAAATAGCGGCTGGTGGAGTCGGAGTGAGTCTTCACGATCTAAACGGAAGACCGAGGGTATCCCTCATCAGCCCGACATATTCGGCTATTGATCTCAAACAGGCTCTTGGCCGGATTCATCGGTCGGGGGCCAAGTCCCCTGCTCTTCAGTACATTTTGTTTGCGGCCAACTCGGTTGAAGAAGAGGTTAGCCAGTCGGTTCGCAGAAAACTCAAGAACATTGAGTTGCTAAACGATGGTGATCTTCTCACGCACAATTGACTTGACGTTTGCGTTTTAAACATCACAATACGCGCCACGCTAATGGACACTTCACACGCAAGATATAGCCCGAGCACTCTCAAGAGCCGGGAACTCTGCCCGGGGTACGAGCCGAAAAAAGACGGCGAGGTCCACATCGTTACACAACGCGGGACCGCCATGCATCAAGCTTGCGAGATCGGCGACTTCGACAACCTTAACGCCGAAGAAACAAAACTTGTCATGAAATGCCTGGACTATGTCGAACGCGTCCGGGCGGAGTTATTGACCGATGCTTGATCTAAAGGAAATCAAACTTGAAGTCTTTGATCAATGGGGGTTTGTCGACCGCCTGCTCATTCGCGGCAACAAAGCCCACCTCATTGACTACAAATTTGGATTCAATCCTGTCGATGACGCGGAGCACAACGCTCAAATGTGGGCTTATACGCTCGGGGTTTTTGACAAGTACGACTACATCACCGATGTCACCGTCCATGTCCTACAACCCAGACTCGACCTTATCTTCACCCACACATTCAATCGGGAATCCGATTATGGGCGGATGGAAAAACGAATAAAAGGAATCATAGACAAATGCAAAAATCATACCGAAGCCGATTACACCCCCGGAGACCAATGCGTGTTCTGCGCGAAACTGGCCGACTGCCCAGCAGTCCACGGAGCCACCATGCAGATCGTTAAAGCATATGACCTGGCACACGACGCGCAGTTGCCGGAACTATTTCATCCAAGCCAGTTGGCTACACCCGAACGTCGCGCTCAGGCGCACCGGATCGCGATGGTCATGGAGGCTTGGTGTTCCAGCGTCCGCAAGCACAATCTGGAGTTTGCTAAGGAAGGCGGTGAAATTCCCGGTTACGGCCTCAAGGAGATTCAAGGCCGAAGGGAAATAAAAGATCCGCAAAAGGCATGGGAACTTGTGAAGGAAAAACTCACCCCGGAGGAATTTAGTTCCGCTTGTGAGGTTAAGTTTACGGATTTGGCCGATCTGGTTGCGGCCAAGGCGCCTCGCGGTCAGAAGACCGTGGCGAAAGAACAACTGGAAGACGCGCTGATCGAAGCGGAAGCAATGACGCGAGGTGAGCCGTCTTATCAACTAAGAAAAACTAAAGAGATAAAACAAATAAAATGAAGACATCATTCAGTAAGAAAGACAAAGAAGCGGCGGAACAGAAGGAAACTCAGGCTCTGGCGGCTGTGGAGAGCAAAGCTCCCGCAATTGCCAACCGCAACTCGGCGGTCGATGGCGAATTCAAAGCCTCCGACTTCCTGATCCCGCGGATCAACCTGGTCGGCAAGACCGGGAACCTGAGCAACAACTTCCAGCCGGGCTCCTTCGTCTTCAACAAAGAGCTCGTCGTTGGGTCGAAAGACGCCCCAATGGAGACGATCATCACTCACATCCAGAAGAAGTACATCCAGGAGATCCCGTACGGAACCGATGTGATCCCGAAGATTTTCGCCTCGCAAGCCGAGGTGGAAGCTGCCGGAGGAACCCTGGACATCACCGAGGGCGACGATACGGACCGTTACATTCCGTTTCTCGTCCTCACTCTCCTGGTTGCGGAACCCAAGGACAAGAACCCTATCTTTTCCTTCGAGGGACCGGACAAGAAGAACTACGCCCTGGCCCAGTACAACCTCACCAAGAGTGCGTACCGTGGCGCGGGTCGTCAGTTGCTGACCGACAGCCAGACCGTCCTGCGCGGTGCGCTCACCAAGGGCCGCTACCACGTTGGAAGCAAGCTGAACACGAACTCGATGGGCAGCTGGTTTACGCCCACGTTCAAGCTGGCCGGAACCAACAACGAAGAGTTCCAGGCTTGGGCCTCGAGCTTGGTCTAAATAGATGAGGAAGGGGAGACGTTCCGGCATGGTGCGGCGCGAGAAGCGCCGACAGGTTAAGTGTTCCTTGCCGCGTGAAACACCGGACGTCCTCCGCCAATTTATATCTCTCTTGAATCATCTTAATTTCAACGTGAAAACAGAAGTAAAGGGTATATGGATCAAAACGAAATAAACACGGATTTGGCTCCAGCCATCAGCGAGGTGGTGGCGGAAGCCGGAGAAGTCATCAACAAAATCATGTCCAAAGGTTCGGATAAAAGCGTGTTTGGCCAGTGGTTTCACACCGACAGCCGCAGATACAACGCCGACCGACTTATATCGCATGTTACCCAGGCCATGATGCAAATCGACGGCAACAGGCCCGACCCCGATACCGCCGGTGAAACTTCTCTCGATCATTTGGAGAGGGCTTTGGTCAGGGCCATGTTTTTGCTTTACAAGACGCGCAGGGGGAAAACGCTATGATCGATGCCTTGTTGCTTCGCATTTTTGTGTGGATCAGCCGGCGTTGGTTTGGCTCGGTCGTATTCGCCACCGATCCCGATACCGAGCGAGTAACTTCCATGTTTTTCTTTGACAGGGAGGAGCACGCGCACAGACTCATGAGGATTATCGAGAAAGAGAAACTCAATCACGAACCACAAAAGGAGCATAAAAATGATCATTGAATGGCTTTGGAATCGAAGGGGATTTGCATTCCCGCAGGTAAAAACGGAAACCAAAAGCACGAAGGCAAAAATCAGGGTCGGAAAGACCAAAACAAATGCCAAGAAACGCAAGCGATAAGCTGGCTGACGAACTTGTTGCCGCTTTGGATTACCTGTTGCAGGAGGGATTTATATGTTTGACAGACCGGAAGGAACCCACGATTGTTTTAAGCAAGGAGGTAGCCACATGGAACTTCAGGAAATAGTCGGGAAAGAAGATTACGAAAAGACCGACCATAATCGCCGGAGTAGTCTCCATCGCCTCCACCAGTTTTACTGCCGGGTCGTTGATCTGGCGGAAGCCAACCACGTGACTGCCGCTCGCCTTGTGGAGGAGAACGGTCGTCTAGAGAACGAGAACGAAGGTCTGAGGGATCTCTGCCAGGAGCTCCTCTCCGACATGGCCGACCTCGAGAAGGAATGCTCGGAGTTCCGACGCAAGGTCCGGTCCGCCGTCCTCGAATTAACACCACACCAGAAAGAGAACAAACATGACTGAAATAGTAATCAGAATCGAACATAATCAAAAAGACGAAAAACTTAACATCAGCGTTGTCCCGCGTGACAACGAGCCGACCCTTGTGGAAAAGGATGTTTTCCTGGGGTTGATGCCCCTCATCCATAGTCTTTTGTCCCAAATTCTTGGCCAGGAAGGATTCAAGAATCCGGATAAAAGCGACCTTGTCGACAAGCAAGGTAACTCCCTCAGCGAGGACTACATGGTCTCCAACGGGATGATTGAACCCGAAGGCGGCGCTGAGATTGTCGATCCCAAAACCGGCGACAGAAAATGACCCGAACTTCAGCCAGTTACGCACTGGCCGAGGAGTTCATGGTGATCCCTTACCCATTCGTGGGTGAGGGGAGGGACTCAATCGAGGCCGAATACATGGTGCTGCTGGAAAGCGGCATTCACCCTAAAGAGATTTCGGATATGATCCTTGACGCCCTCAAGATCCTATTGAACGCCAGGTTAAAGACGAAGAACAATAACGAAAAATATACAAAATTGACAAACCAAATATCCGACATGCTTGGGAGACTTTTGGTTTTCGAGGAACTCATACGCGGAGACAAAAAATGAACACATACGCAATCGACTTTGAAACTTACTATGACAAGGACATTTCCATCACCACACTTGGACAGTGGCACTATTTGCGCCACGACAAGTCGGACATCTACATGGTGGCCATCCACGGTCCGGACGTGGACTACGTGGGGAGTCCTAAAAACGCTCCCTGGGCCAAGATCAACGGGCACAGGTGGATTGCCCACAACTACAGTTTTGACGGCGCGGTGATCGAGAGATTGCGCGAGGCAGGTGAGTTCTTAGCCAGACCTGTTGTCTGGGACTGCACCGCCAATCTTTCGGTCGCCGTGGGAGCGCCCCGTAACCTTGCAGGGGCCTCCCGTGAACTTCTGGACAGAAAGATCGACAAGGACCCACGCGACAAGATGCACTCCAAAAAATGGATCGACGTGGAGAACACCGAGTTTGGAAAGGAAGTTCTGGAGTACGCCAGACAGGACGCGCAGGCTTGCTACCAGATCGACCAGAAGTTCGGCGGAAGCCTCCTTCCGATGGAACAGGAACTTTCCCGTCACACGATCTCGATGGGTTGGGGCGGCGTTTATGTAGACAAGGATGCCGTTGAAAAAGGCATCAAGATCCTGGAGCGAAAGACATGGGAATCTGAAAATGCATTGCCCTGGATCGACGAGACTGACGGGGTCGTTCTTTCGACCAAGGCGTTCCGCCGGGAATGTGCCAAGGCCGGGATTCCGTGGCCCACCTCTATGGCGGAGAACTCCGAGGAGTGCGCTTTGTGGGAAGCCCAGTACGGCGACAAGGTTCCGTTTGTCGGCATCATGCGCGACTGGCGGAAAGCCAACTCGCTTCTGGCCAAGATGAAGGTCATGCGCTCCCGCGTGCGACCGGACGGTACGATGGGATACGGACTCAAATACATGGGCGCCCACACCGGGCGCTGGTCGGGTGACTCCAAATTCAATGTGCAGAATCTTCCCCGCAACGAGATGTTTGGTGTTGATCTACGGGGTTGCATCGTACCCCGGCCAGGTAAGAAGTTTGTGATCTGCGATCTGGCCCAGATTGAGCCCAGGGTTCTTGCATGGTTGTGCGAGAACGAAGGACTCCTGGACGCAATTAGGAACGGTTATGGCATCTATGAGGCCGCGGCCAAGAACATGAATCTCTGGAACGGTGCGAAAGGCACGCTGAAGAAGACCGATGCCCCGCTCTATCAGCTGGTGAAAGCCATGGTGCTCGGCCTTGGTTATGGCGCGGGAGCCAAGAAGTTCTCGCTCATCGCCAAGATGCAGTACGGGATTGAGATGACGGATTCAAGGGCCCAGGAGATCGTCAACGATTTTCGCGGACGCAATCCGGGCATCCTCCAGCTGTGGCGCAGACTTGAGAATGATCTTCACCAGGCCAAAGCCGACAAACAGCTTGAGGTCGGACTTCCAAGCGGCCGTATTCTTACCTACCGCAATATCATGTCGCAATGGCCTGAGAGCCAGAAGTTCGACAAGGACGGTCGGATGCGGAAGCCGGCGTGGACCGCTAGCGTAGAGCGCGGCGGTCCGCAGATTCCGTTCTACGGAGGGAAGCTTTGCGAGAACCTGGTGCAGGCTGTAGCGCGGGACGTTATGGGCGCGGCGGTGCTTCGCCTGGAGAAGGCCGGCTGTCCCGTTGTGATGCACATCCACGACGAGGCGGTTTGTGAAGTTGACAAGAACGTTCCGGCTGGTGAAATTGAAAGGCTCATGAGTGAATCCCCCGAATGGCTGGAAGGTTGTCCGATCGGGGCGGAAGCGGTGGACGCGGAAAGGTACAAGAAATGACGCTTTTCCGAATCCCTAATTTGTCGTCGGCTGTGGCCGGTCCCTGCACACCGTGGACTGGGAATGTAAACCAGCCCCCGAGCATGAAGCCAGAAGATGCCAAGAAGTGGTCCACCAGTTCGCAGACGGACGGAATGTTCGTCAGCGGATTCGAGGGCCGGGCACCCTCCATGCGCGTGACCAAGGACAACCCCCCGGCCAAGATGCATGCGTTCGTGGTCGACTACGACGCCGAGATTACCGACAGCGAATTCATCGACAGCCTAGCCAACAAGGTCAAGGGCTACAAACCCAACTATGCCCACAGGACTCCGAGCGGCGGGGCCCGGGTCATCTGGATGTTTGAGGAGCCGGCGCAGATCCCGGTGGGTCTGCTGGAGCCTTTCATCAAACGGATGGCCAAGGAACTGGGGATCAAAAAGATCTTCCCCGGTCTGGACGATAACTACCTACGTCCGGAGCAATACTACGCGTGGTACGAACCCATCACCAAGGTTAGCGACAAGCCGATCCGGTCGGAAACGATCTTCAGCTGGCTCGCCACGACGATTGACTCTTCAACCAAGTACCGCGGAGAAGGTCCGGTCGAGATTCCGATGGACCGGGTCCGTTCGCGTGTCGAGGAAATGTTCCCAGGGCGATTGATCGGAAAGCTTGAGGTCAACTCCAGGACCAATGCGTTCTGGTCGCCGACCTCGGACAATCCGACGTCCTGCGTGGTCACCCCGACCGGCATGGTCAGCTTCTCCCAGGAGAAGAGCTTCTACAGCTGGGCCGACATCCTCGGGGCCGGCTGGGTCAAGGAGTTTGAGGAAGACCGCCTGGGCGCTCCGCTGTCCAACTACTATTATGACGGCAAGAAGTACTGGCGGCGTGACGGCACAGGCGTGTGGCGTGATGCTGAATCCGACACGGCCAAGAAAGACATCGCCAGCATCTACGGACTGTCGCTTGCCCCGATGCAACGGGGTGGACAGTGCGAGGTTGACCAGACGATGTTCCGCATCCGAGAAACACGGCGGGTCGACGAAGCTGGTCCTATCCTTTTCAACAAGGAGGAGATCGTCCACCTGGGCGGCAAGAACATCCTGAACGTCTCACGCGTCAAGGTTCTCGAGCCCCGCTCGGAACCCTGCATTAAGTGGGGCGACGGATTCCCATGGATGGCGCAATTCCTGGAGGGGTTCTTTGACCCGTCCGATTCGCTCCAGTACTTCCTGGCGTGGCTCCATCACTTCTACACCTCGGCCCGTGCCGGCAAGCAGTCCCAAGGCCAGGCGATCTTTATCGCCGGTCCGGTGGGCGTAGGTAAGACTCTCCTGGGCACCCAGGTTGTCTCCCGCTTGCTGGGCGGAGGTTGCGACGCCTCGGGTCACATCTCCGGCGAAAGCGAGTTCAACTCGGAGATGTTCGAGGTGGGCGTGCTTAACGTGGACGACACGATCGCCTCGACCAGCCATGAGAAACACCTACTCTTCTCCAACACGGTCAAGAAGTTTGTCGCCAACCGGCGGCATCGCTACCGAGCCATGTGGAAGAATCCCTCGACCATCGAGTGGAGCGGGCGCGTGTTTGTCACCCTCAACGACGATCCCGATTCAATGCGGGCGGTTCCATACACCGACGCGAGCATCCTGGACAAGCTGATGCTTTTCAAGGCGTCGTCGCGTGGGATGAGATTCCCCGCGGCCAAGGAACTCCAACGCATCCTGGACGGCGAGCTTCCGGCGTTTGCCCGCTGGCTTGTCGACATGGAGATCGACGACGAACTCAAAAGCTCCAGCCGGTTCGAGGTCAAGTGCTACCACCACCCCGACATCCTGGAAGACACCCGGACCACGCACCCCAACCACGCGTTCTCCGAGCTTCTGGATGAATTTTTGGCCAGCTTCAAGCTGTCCAATCCCAAGGAGATCGTCTGGAAGGGATCTGCCACGCAGCTTCTGACCCAGATGCTCAACGATCCGGGTCTGGAGAAACTCACCCGCCACTATGCGGCTACGCCCGAGAAGATGGGCCAGCGGTTGGCAAAGCTGATGACCACAAAGAGCATCGAGCGGGTGACCCTGCACGGCAAGGTGACGTGGAAAATTCCTGTTGACGACGGCCAGGGGGCCTTGGCAACATGATCCCACGTGGAAACGAATGCCAAGAAGTCTTTCGACCAGCTGGTTGAATCCTACCGGGAACATCTTTCCCGCGGGGTCTCCAATCCTGATCTCGAACTAAAGCAATCATCCATCCCGGATGCCGGGCTGGGTGTGTTTGCCAAGCGCGACTTCTCGGAGTTCGACATCGTCGAGTTCTGCCACTGCGTGATTTTGGACTGGCGCAGGAAGTATGTGCGCGACCCCAGGATCGAGCAGTACGCCTATTCGCCCAAGTGCGAGTGCGAGGAGTGCAAGAAGCACGGCGCCCACATCGTTTTGCCCATGGGTTTTGGCATGGCCTACAACTCGGCCGAGTCCATGGAAGCCTCCAATTGCAGTTTTGCCATCGTGCCGGGACACCGGATGATGGCCTTCATCGCCAGAAAGCCCATCAAGGCGGGTGATGAAATCGTGACGTGGTGGGGTCAGGCGTATTTCGACAAGTGGTGCAAGAGGAAAGATGAGCCAGCGGCCCAATGAGAAAACTAATCCTGGCGGGAATCCTGGGTCTACTGGCCCAGGTTCACGCGGCCAACATCCTAATCGAGCCCGATCCGACCAAAAAGCCGGCCAAAAAGATCAAGGTAAGGGTCACGGCGTACTGGCCGGGGCAGGATTACTGGACAAGCCGGTTCAAGTCCAGCACGGGCTATACCCTCAAGTGCGGCAAGTCGTGCGCGGTGGACCCAAGGCTCATCCCGTACGGCAGCACGGTCGTCGTCGCCGGAAGGGAATTCCGGGCTATCGACACGGGCACGGCGGTCAAGAGCCGCAAGGCAAGCCGGGGGAAGTACCCTGTTGTCGACCTTTTCTTTGCAAGCGAGAAGAAGGCCATGCGGGAGCTGGCCACCCTGCCCAAATACGCCTGGGTCGAGGTGAAACCGAAATGAAAAAGGAACAAACCCTCGGGGAGATACGCATTCTCTCCGAGAAAAACGTGCCATACGTCGAACTCAAACTCGACATGGACGACGAGACCATCAACCGGCTGGCCCAGGCCGGGTGGATCGAGATCCAGCACGACAAAGAAGCCCTGGTAGCCTACGCGTTTACCAAGGCCCTCCAGGAGTTTGTTTCCAATGCCAAACGAGCTCGCTGAATGTCTTTTCTTTTCAATCGCCGCGCTTCTTGGCGCCGCCATCTGCATCTTTCTTACCGGTCTGTCCTGGGCCTCGTACTGCTGGCTACGCAAGTTCTGGTATCGCCTCTTCTAGGCCAGCAACCCGATTTTTACCGCCTCCAGGCGCTTTCCGCACTCGCCTCAACGAGAATTATTTCGGATACCTCGATAGGCATGGGGGTCGTCATCGGTGACGGCACAACCGTGGCTACCTGCGCCCACGTGGTTGGGGATCAAAAGAAGGTCACGGTAAAGTCCGGTTTGGGAACCATGGAGGGTACGGTACTGGCCATCGACAAGGCCCAGGACGTGGCCATCCTTTCAGTGCCTGTCAGGCACATTGCCCTCAAGATCCGCTTCTCAAGCGACCTGATGCCCCCAAATTCGTTCGTAATGGCCGCAGGAATGGGGGATGACGTCATGGACATGGATATGAGGCCGGGAGAGGTCCTAGCCAAGTTTATAGGCCCTTACCCCAACTACATCATGAGCTGCCTACCCAAACCTGGTTACTCCGGAGGGCCTGTCCTGGATAGCAAGGGATACCTGGTGGGATTGATACAAGGCTTCGCATACCTGGATAGCAGGGAAGGCATGAACGTTATCCCTGCATACAAGATCTATAAATTAGCCCAACGGGAACTCAAAGACCTGGAAATCAAGTAGTCTTGGGTACCCCCACCCAATGCATATTGTGTAAGTAATTGGGAGACAAAGATTCGTAGAATCTAGGGTTGGGGGGTGGGGGGTGGTAGGGGTGTTTTGAACTTCGTTGCCGTGCGGCCGTTGCGTTTTTGCGTGTTTTTTGTTTGTGCGTGGGGTAACGAGTTGAAATACCCCCACCCACCCCCACCCCTCCCACCCACCTCTCTTATTATATATTATATATATTTAAAAATAAAAGAGATACAGAGGTAGGACCCCTTGCTTAGGGGGGTGGGGGGTGCTTCGATTTGGGTGGGGGTATACCCCCACCCTGCGACAGATTGGAATACCCACTTGAGGGTATACTACCCACTAGTAAGTAGACTTTGTAGAGACTGCCACCATTTATAGCTAAGCAAATAATAACCTAGTTGTATACTGGGAAGGGCTGGATTCGAACCAGCGAAGGCGTAAGCCAAGAGATTTACAGTCTCCCCCGTTTGACCGCTTCGGTACCTTCCCGAGCCGGTTTTAGTAGATTAGGAAGAACGACGGAGCTGACGTCGCGGTAATCGCGGACACGGTGCTGGCAGACAGGCTGCTGGGTAGAGAGGTGATGCCAGTAATCCCCAAAGAAGAGGTTAGGGAATAAGTACCAGCGGGTGTCCCCGAGCTAAGGCTACCTAGTACTCCTTGATTATATACTGCAAAAGAACCAGAGTTCGACACCGTTCCCGCTGTATTGACCGCACAAACCAAATACCATCCCCTTTGAAGTTCACCGCTGGTGAGCGTTAGAGTCACTGTTTTGGACCCCGGGGTGGTTGTAGTGGTATAGCTACTTTCAGCGACAAGGGTTCCGGAAGAGACGCCTTCGCTAACCGAGTACAGTCCGACTAATCCCTCCCCGCCCGAGCCACTCAAAGCGTTCGAGATGGCGCTAATTGACGAAGCCGAAATGTTCGAAGCAATGAAGTACGGAATCAGGCTCATGTTTCCGTTGGTGAAATTATTGCTGGCGGGTGCAGAGGTGGGCTGAACCAGAGCCGGATATCGAATACGAGTGGTCCCGCTGGATTCCCGAGGGAACGCGTAGGAGTTGGAGGGATCGATGTCCTCGATGTTGAGGTCGTTAATAATGCTGTTATTAAAAACCTGTTTGATTTGTGCCGCCAAAACCCGGTCAGGGGTTGCCACTGAAATCGAAAAGTCGTCAGCCATGGACCTATGCTATTTTGTTTCCGAGGAATGTCAACTATTTCCAGCGCCTTTTCTTTTCAAAAATTCCCCCATGACATACGCTTTTCCCGCCATGGTGTTTGGCGGTCCGGTGAAGTGGTACAAATACTTGGCTGGGTCGTAGGGCATGATCGCCGCCTGTAGCTGGGTGACCGGTGTGATGTCATGGCATTTGGAGAAATCAAAGTCCACTCTTCGGCTGATGGCATAGTTAAACGAGGACTGTTCCAGCCGGGCATCCACCCCCATGCTCGACCCCCATTGGACCCATCGATGCCACAGCCCTCGAATCTCTTCCAAAAAGCCAATGTCCTTAAAACAAAAAGTCCCGGCATTCATGCCCAAGACCTTTTCCATTTTCAGCTTGTCCTCCCGCGGGGCTTTGTCGTAGGCGTACCACCGGTCGATCATTTCCCGTCCCTCGAATACCACCGAGAATTCCTTGTCCGGATGAATCAATGATTTTGGGTTGCCAAAGCAGAACACGTCGGAGTCCAGGTAAACATACTGGTCATAGCCCTTTGGGACCATCTCCGAGGATTTGAGGAACCCAGGGTAACCTTTAGGTAGCGGGGCCACGATGATGTTGTGCTTGAACTTACCGGTGATTGTCTTGGTCGCCACTACACAAAAGTCGGTATCCGAGTCCAGGGTCATGCTGTCGTAAAGCATGTTGATGCAACTGTCCGACCCGGGCGAGAAGTCCGATACCGTGTAAACCAGAGTCTTCAAGCCGCCGATTATAAATTTTCCTTGCCAGGGGTCAATTGAATTGAGACACTGACCTTACGCATGACATACGCAGCAAATCTTCCCCAGCATCAATATTGCTGGGTCGACAGATCAATCATGAGTAACGGTGAGGTGAAAGGCTGGGAGGAAGGCGTTTGGTTCGGCCTGCTCTCCACTCCGCACCGCGCATGGGGTTGCTCGGTGATGCTCAAGTGCGGGGCCCTGTACCGCGGGCTCCCACTCCATGCCCTTTGCCACAACCGTGTGGGTTTTGACGTCAAATGGGAAATTGGAGACGCCCAGCGCTGGGATTGCTTTGGTTACAACTTCTCTCCGATCCGTTACGACTACCTCCGGGAACTCGATGTCGATGTGTGGGTCGCCAGGCGGCAAAATTGGGTTTCGGGTCATTACGTGTTTACGGCGGAGCCTTATGAAGACTCCTACTCTTTGGAGCCGAGTCAAACCAAGTCCCACAACTTTATTGCCCTGGAAAACGGCCGGTACGCCTGCGTTCCGAACAACAACATCCTTTGGAAAGAGTCGAGCTTCGTCAAATCGCAAGGCAGGCCAAGCTGGTTGCGGGTGCAGTCGGAAACCTGGCACGCCGAGGAACCAGGGTTTGACAAGGTGGTGACGGAGGAATCAGCATGAGAACGATCGACTTCACCGTGAACATATTCGGGTGGGTATTCTCGCTTTATCTGGACGTTTACCCGGCTGTCCGGCGGGAGCACAAGACCGGATACGGTTCGACCTCCAACTTCGGCAAATGGAAGACCGCTCCGCTCGGAGCCCCGGTCAATCCATACAACCCAACCAAAAGAAAGAAGCGACGCAAATGAGAAAGATCATGATCGGAACCCCGTGCTACGGCGGGATGGTTACCGCGGAGTACGCCAACTCCCTCGCCGGCTCGGTCCTGTTCTTCCAGGAAAACAAACTCGACCTACGCCCGCTTTTGGCGGCAAACCATTCGGTCATCCAGATGGCCCGCAACCTTGTCCTCCACGAAGCCTTGAAGTATGAGATCGACGACCTGGTGTGGATCGATGCCGACATCGAGTGGGACCCGACCGACCTGCTCCGGCTCTGCCTGTTTGAGGAGGACGTTGTCGGCGGCACCTACCGCAAGAAAGACCCCGACACCACCCACTTCACGGTCGAGATGATCCGGGGTAAGGAAGAGCCCGACTCCCGCGGCCTGATCGAGGTCTCACGCCTGGGCACCGGGTTCCTTCGGGTGACCCGCAAGGCCCTTTTGGCCGTGGCCAACAGTTGCGTCGAATATGACGACAAGGGCCGGCACATCAAGAACGTCTTTGAGATTGGCATGAAGGACGGCCAGTTCCTTTCGGAGGACTATTGGTTTTGCGAGAAGCTGAAAGCCGCCGGCTTCAAGATCATGCTGGACACAAACACCAGCCTGGTTCACCACGGTGGGTACGGTTTCAAGGGCGAGTTCAAACATTTCCTTTGGTGGCTCAAACAAAATGGTCAAGACAAAATGGCTTGATCTTGCGCTAAGGCTTGCCGATGCCGCCCGTCAATCCAGCACCGACCAGTTCGTCCGCGTCGGCGCAGCAGTTCTTAGAAACGACGGCTCGGTCTGTGGGGTTGGCTACAACGGATATCCGCCCGGTTTTGATCTCGGATTCAGCGAAGCTACAAATCGTGACTTCCGCCGGGATTTTATGGTACATGCGGAGACCAACGCGCTCGCCTATTCGACCCCCGGTGAACCGTTTCTCCTCGCCGTAACCTACCCGCCTTGCAAGCGGTGTGTCCTGGAAGCCGCCCGCTACGGCGTTAAGTTTATTGTCTGCCCCGAACTGGTTGAGCCGTTGGTTTGGAAGTTTGCGACGAGGCTTGGCGTGACCGTTGGGCTTCCTCCGCAAGCTTGCGGTAGTCTTCCAGGGTCATCCGTCCCATCTCAAGGTCGTACTCCGGGGTCCCCTCAGCGGGGCCGAGCGACGGGGGAGCCATAAACTCGAAGGCCGGAGCCTGCGCCAGACCGCGGATAATTCCGCCCCCGAGTGACTTCAAGATCTCGGCGGCTGATTTGCTCCCTTTTTGAATGAGCGATTTGGGGATCTCGGGGAGCCCAAGTTCCTTGGCGGTCTTCCTGGCGGTCGGAACCGGAGGCGGGGTTTTGACAGCCTTCTCGGGTGCTTCCGAACCGGACGAGGTCAGGATCTCCCGAAGCTTTTGAAAATCGGGGTCCTTGGAAAGGTCAATTACGTTTTCGGGATTTACGACCTCGGACACGTTGCTGATCGGGGTCGACCTGGATATGGTAGAGGTCTTCGCCTCGCCGGCGGTCATGCCGGGAACCTGACCCTGGGTCGATTGGGTTACACGATTTTGACTCGAAAGACTTGAAAGCAATTTTACCAGTGGGTCTTTGCTTTCCGAGGCCGGCGTTCCACCGATCTTCGGGGTCTTCAGTTCGATATCCGAGAACTCCGCCGCCTTTGCCTTGGCCTGCTGGAGGCGTTCGGTTTTGCTGTTGAGATAGGTTTCGCGCCAATCGCGCCACCCCTCCAATTGCTCCATCGCCTTTTCGACCTCACGGGCTCGCTCCTCGAACAGGTTGCCTTGCGGGAGAGCGTCATCGAATTTACCGGCCTCAATTTGCCGGATCAGATTTTCGTTAAACTTGATGGCGTTATCCGCCTTGGTAAGTTCGGCGGCGTCAAAGACGTCCTGCTGCCTGGGACCGGCCATGCTGGACATGGTCATGGTTTTGTTCTGAGCCATCAAAGTAGCCTACCGAGCCGGCCAGATTCGGTCAACCGGCCAAAAATAAATTAAATTTTTAAAGTTGGGTAACGATAATTCTGGAATTTTTGGCGGGGGGTGGGGGGAGTGGTGCGTATCCCCTATGGGTAAGCGAGCCGATAGGCGAGCCAACCCAAACCCTAACAAAAAGGAAACAAAACAACATGAGTCAGAAAA